TCTTTATTTGACTGAAGATGAGCATAATAAAATTATTAATAACTATGATATTTTAGTTGAAGATTATGAAATTAATGAAAAAATCATTAATCGACTATCAACGTTTTCTAGTACTCTTTCGTCAAGAATGTTACGAATTGAATTTGGGGACGACACAATCAGTTTCAAAATTACTGCCAGTGACAATACATCACCAACTGTAATTAATTTGTTGAATATGAAAAATGAATCTGAATTTAAAACTCATTATTGTACAATTTTAACAAAATCAATTCTGGTCTCACCGCCCCCTTTTAAAATGAGTATTTTAACAAGTAAAGATAAAAAACATTTGGCTTTAAAAATTTCTGGTGAATTGAAAACTGATGATGTAGTTGACCCATTAAATATTATTTCTTTTGGGGATTTAACAGAGGAAGATGGAAGTGAAATTTTAATTATTTGACGTGAATAAATAAGTGTTAATTGAAAAAATATTTGGCCGAGTGGCGGAATGGAATACGCGACGGACTTAAAATCCGTTGGTGGCAACACCTTGAGGGTTCGAATCCCTCCTCGGCTATTACTTTAAATATTCAGGGGTCATCCTTTTTTAGGGTGACCCCTTTATTTACTCTCGAAAGGAAAATAAAATGAAATTCGCATTTACGGCAGACCTTCATCTTAAAATGTGGAACGATAAGTTTTTTGACGCGGAAAGAACTCCTTTAAAACTGACAGAAATTTTAAATTCTGTTAAACAAATGTGCGATTATTGTATGAAAAATAAAATTGAAAATGTGATAATTGGCGGTGATGTAAATGATTTAAAACAAATTGTTCATTATCGTTCATTTGTAATGCTTAAAGAGATTTTGGAGCATTATTATAATCTTCATTTTTTTGTTATACATGGGAATCATGATAGCGCGGGCAGAGAGGATTTATATAGTTCTATTCAATTATTAGACGGACCTTCAAATGTTTCAACTTTTGTAGAAAAAACAATTATTGAAGATATTACTTTTTTACCTTGGTCTGGTAATGTAGCAGAGGAAGTATATAATTGTGAACCAAATAAAATTCTAATTTCGCATTTTGGAATAAATGAAGCGCAATTAAGTTCGGGGATCTCTGTTAAAACAAATATTAAATTAAATGATCTAAAAAAATTTGATTTAGTTTTATTGGGGCATTATCATAAACCACAACAAGTGGGTAATGTTTATTATGTTGGATCGCCTATTCAATTAAATCGAGGCGAAGCAAATGAAGAAAAAAGATTCTTAGTTGTTGATACGGAAACTTTAGAAGTTAAATCTATCGAAACTACGGGATATCGTAAAAATTATAATATTATTATTGAATCCTCAGACGAAATTGAAGAAAAATTAGAACAAGCCAAAGAATTGCAAAAAGATGGGATAGTTACTATTAAAAATAAAGTTAAAGAATTAGAAGTTGAAAAAATTGAAATTGAAGAAGTTAGAATTATTAATGATGTTGAGGGAGAGTATCAAATGAGAGGTATTACTTCTGAAATGAAAATAACTGATCAATTAAAGAGATATTTGGAAATTCAAAAAATACCTGAAAATGAGCATAATGAATATATTGACACATTTTTAGAAATTCAAAAATAATAGTCATGTTATAGGTGATTATATATCATGAATGAAGAATTGGTTAATTATTTAGTAAAGAATAAATATTTCGATTTTTTATTTATAAACGAGCCATTATATAAAAAGTTAAAGTATTGTAAAATAAAAACACTCATAATTGCCACATATAATTCTCCATCCAACAACTATCTAAATATTAAAGATAAAATTTTTGATATTATCTCCCTCTATTATGAAAAACATTTTGAAAGTCCCATTTATGAAATCTTGGATAATTCTTATTTTCAAAAAAAATGGTTAAAAACATTTAATAATTTTCTTTTTGAAAAAATAGATTCAATTGGAATAGAGATATAACATGAAGATTATTATATTAATAATATTAAAAATAAGGTAACAAACAATGACAACGCATAAAAATAGTATATTTGATTTATTAATTAGAGAGGGACTTATAAAGAATTTACTCTTCTATAGAAAAGAAAACAAAATACATCCATTAACTTATTATAAAAACTTTGATAATTTTAGCAAAGCAATGTTTGAATTGTTAGGTTCAGTTGTTTATGGTATAAATGATATTGAGATATATAAATTTGTTGATAATAGTTTTAGAAAAATAGAAAAAGATCAGATTTCAGGACGTATTTTTCTTGACACAGTGTTTTCAATAAAGAATGATTTTATAATCAAAAGGCCACTTTGTTGTGAGACAATTTTAAGTAAACGTATATTATTACAATATCTAAAAATACACAAATTTATAGAAAATTTATCATTTACTATCTCTGAAAAATTTGAATTATTAGAATATGTTTATATTAGAATTTTTAGTATGTTTGAGAAATTTAGTTGGATTCCAGACGATATTGTAAGAAATAGAAATATTGATATCGCTAAATTTAAAGAAAATAATCCTAATATATCTGATGACAAATTCGTATATGTAATTAGGGAATGGTATGGAACAAATAATTATAATTTTAAAATAAGTGATTCGTTATTTAAGTCATTATCTAGAGATGATGGTAAACATTCCGATGTAGAGATTATAAAATATAAAGATAAATTTATCTTTTATTATAGTTTAATAGAAGTAATTGACCAGTTTGTTCAAACTGCAATTAGAATTAAACGCGGATATAAAAGTAGTTATGAAAATAATAAGACATATGGTTGCGTAGATTTAAATGACAGAAGTTGTTGGGCATATTATAAATATCTTGAAGAATGGATATTCTCAATTTTAGACATGATGTATGAAACTCAAACGCTCAAAGATAACATAAACGATATTTTATTTCATAAAATATCCAATTTAGGGATACAAATCTAAGGATGCTCAATTATGAGTTATGCTATTATGGATGAAATAAAAAGATATAAATTGGATTCCTATTTAGAAAAGCAAATTAATACTATTAAAAAGAAATATAAAAATGTGATTACGGAATGGAATACTTTAAACGGAGTCTCATTTACTCCTCATGGCACCATAACCGAGGGACAGGTGTTTTTGATCGCATTACTAAAAAACAATGACTACCGTATTGTTTATACCAGCTTACGCCCTGATCAAACTCATTATATTTTAATAGTTGTTGATAGAAATAAAAATTTTAAATGCAGCATTAAATGTAATGTTGAACAATTTAACAGATTAGAAATGATAAATTTTCTATCTCAAATAATTGAAGAAAAAAATGATGTATTTGTCCCTCAATTTATATCGGAGACTAACCCAAATTATTTAACAAAAAAATTTATATGTGAACATTTAAAAATGTATAATATTATTCCAAAACTAACTATCAATAATGAAAATAAAAAATATAATGATAAAAAAGATTATTCAATTAATCTTTTTAGTAGATTTTATTCTACGTTTTTAGAAAAAATAGTAGATTTAAATCGTATAAAAATACAAACTGGCACTGCTTCAACACGGAATTTAAATTTAAAAATTCAAAGTCATTTGGTTAACTCCTATTTATTAAATAATGATGATAAATTTATAGATAAATATGATAGAGTATTTTCTGTTTTAAACGGCCCCATGCCCCATTGTTTCTCTAATGAATATTTTATAGATCAAATAATTAAAAAATTTCGACATAGGGATGTATATAAATATACAAAGTACAGAAATTTAAAAAAATGCTTTGATCTCTATAAAAAAAAATTTACAGGATTTAACCCAATATTTGTACTATATAAAGGATTTTTTGTTCCGTATATATACTTTGAAATATATTCAAATCTTTTGGAGAAAATATGTGAATCTAAAAAAGTTTGGAATTCAAATTATGAATTATGTAAAGATCATATCTATTCTTCTTTAGATTGTTTAAAAGATTTTGAATTATCTCAGAGAAAATTTGAAAATTTTATACATCATAAAATTCTAAGAAAAGGAGTAGAGATTTAAAAATGAAAATTAGTGTATCAGAATTTATTAATCATTGTTTGAATATTAAGTCAATAGAAAATTGGATAAAAACTAACAATTATTCATATGCTGTTTCTGAAATAGAAAGTTCAATAGAAGAAATAAAAAAAGCGAACTTACTTTCTATTAAAAAAACCCCAATGTTTTATGAGGAAGTTGATAATGAAAAGATGGCGCTTTGTTTAGATTCTGCTCGTAAATATCGTTATTCCAGTTTTATTTCAATTGATTTGATGGTTGATAGATATAAAAAAATGTTAGAAGACCCAGATAATTATAAGAAGAATTATGATGAAAGTATATTATATATAGCAAATTCAAAAGATTTTAAAATCTTTCCGATGTATCATTTTAGTCCATTAAATTCTTTATATGATATACTAAATATTAAAAATGAAAATTATTTTATAAGGTTCTATTGTCATTTGGGATTTTATATGGGGCATTTTGATAAAAACGCATTGATTTCGTTTTTAAATATTTTTAAAAATAGTAATTATCATCATGATATATATAAATATTTTCATGAGACTCTTGACTGGTCTAACTCAGGATTAAGACATTTGAATTTCTTTTCTTTATATAAATATTTAAAAAATCCCGAATTAGTAAGATCTTATTATTCGAACTTTATAAGTAAAAATTCTAAGAGTTATAGATTACAGAAAAAAGGATTTACTTACACGCACAATACGTATAACCCGAATCATTTCTATAGTCGTGATGATAATATTAGTTTTATGGAAAATTATTTAAAGAAAGAAAATTATGGATTACTAAGATTTGAACAATATGACAATGGAAATCTTAACTCTTTTATTGAACGTAATACTGAGAATATTAGAAATAATAAATATTTTGATTATTTTATATATGAGGAAGATACTTCATACTATGTTTTTGGATGGTTAAAGTTACTTTCTCGACTCTTAAATTCAGCTTATTTAAAAAATAATCAAAAGGAAATTAAAATATTTTTTGCTAGTTTAAAAAATTTAAGTAAGAGTAGGAATTTTATAAATAGATTTACAGATTGTTATTTTAAATATGGAATTGAAATCTAGAAAGAGATAAAATAATGAAATCTAGTTTATATGAATATATAAACAAAAATGTCGAAGGTTATGATATTTTATATAAAACAATACCTCCTAATGGGAGGAATTTTTTTAATACTAAGTTTACAAAAAGAATAAAAGATTCAAATTTTTTGGATAATTACGATCCGCCTTTAATTACATCTAAGAAGCTCGAAGATAATAAAATTCGGAGTGTTCTATGTTGTTTGGAAGAAATAAAAGGATATCCCCCTTTAAGTGAAAAGGACGTAGATCGTATTTATTATGCTATGAAATTCCCGTCGAACGGAGAAAATCTATTACCAATATTATACTCATGCAATTTAGAGAATTTTCAAGTTACAACAAGGGAGCATCCACATTTATTTACTGCAATATATGATATTTTAGATAGTAAGAATAAGAATTATTTCTTGAGATTTTTTTGTCCTTATGGAAAATATCTTGGAATTTTTGATAAACATATACTAAAATTATATTTTAATATCTTTTTTTTAGAAAATTTAAACGCATATGATTTTTCGTATTATTTTTCTTCTATTATGGCTTGGGTATTTCATTATCACATACATTATCATCGTTTTGAAAATTATACATTTTCCTTTTTTGAAAATACTGAAAAGATAAGGCGTTTTAGTTTTAATCATTTAAAGAAAGATGTTAATCATTTTATTCTACATATCACGGAATCTACTAGTAATATACGTTTAGATAAATCAATCTCTTCTAATTCTTCTAAATTTATATTCAGAAAATTTAATATTAACAAAAACGATATTGTAGAGTTTATAAAACGCAAATATTATGTTGAGCCATGGAGAATATATCCTCCTTATATAATATATGAAAAGGATACTTCATATTATGTTTATGAATGGATAAAATTATTAAAAAACTTGGGAGAAACTCATTTAAGAAAAAATAGAAAAAAAATTAAAATATTTTTACAAGCATTAAAAGAATTAGAAAAAAGTAAACAATTTATTTTTAGAATTTTAGATCATTGTATAAGATATGGTATTAAAATTTAAAACGGAGAATAAAATGACAAATTTTTCAACACAAGTATATGATAATTTGAAAGATGTTTTTTATATTAATGCTAAACCAAATAAGAGTGCATTGAATATTTCTCCAATAGTTTTATTAAAAAACACATTTTCTAAAGAAAATGTGGATTTTTTTAATTTTCTATATAGAAATTATTTTATTAATTACTCAGAAAATGTAGAAGCTGAACTTATGAAAATATTTACTTTATCTCATAAAGTTACACCTTCTGAACTACGGTATAGGTATTATACAGTAGATGATAATTTTAAAACTTCTAATAGAAATAAATATCCAGTGTTAATTACATATTTATACGATTTATTGAATGATGATAAAAAGTATTATTTTAATATTAGTAACTCGGGAATAGGACTTACGACTAATTTCTTAGAAAAGAAACATATAAAACTCATATTAGATTTAATTTTTGAAAGTACAGATGAAACAATAAAATATAGAAAAAATACTTTATTTTTAAAAATGATGCCAACTTTATGCGTATCTTCTCTCAACACTGTTTTTTTACAGAATTATTATGATACTCATTTTAATTCTTTAAAAGAAACGGTTAAGAGAGAATTTTTATCTAATAAAGATTTTGAAAAAATATACTTCTATAATTTCTTAATACCAGAACTCTATCAAATAGCAGGTTTTAAAAAGTCAAAAACTAATTTTAAAAGCATAAATAATGCACGAGAATATGGTATTATATTTGAAAGTTTTAAGTATAATAATTGTCAACTTTTGAATTTACTTTCATGGAATACTATTGTTGGAAAAAAATATGAATGCAATATTTTTGAGTCTGAAAATACTTTAGTTGGGGGGATAATTGGTAATCGGTTAATTAATCTAAACTTTTTCAAAAAATTAATGGGGACAATTAGTGAAGTTTTAAAACATCAAATAAATTATATTTCTGATCCAGTAGAAATGTGTCTAAGTGTTTTTAAGAAGTTTAAAGATATTGAATTAAACAAAGAAAACTCCATTGATACTTTTAATCAGCTAGTTTGTGAAAATAAAATATACGAATATGGGATATCCATTTAAAATTTAAAAAAAGGATATTTAACAAAATGTATTCAATTGAAAGTTTGAATGATTTTGTAAAAAGGAACAATATTAAAACAAGATTACGTAATGCTGTTAGGCATAGGATCACAGAAAATGATCGAAATGAGATAGAAATATTAGACTTGTATAATAATGAGTTTTCTTTTAATTATTTATTAGAAATATCTTATAAATTCTCAAAAGCAAATAATAGAATTAATTTTTGGAAATCCCCCCAATATAGAAATATGATTGATTTTAAAACAAAATCAATTAGAATAAAATGGTATGAAGCTGATAAAAACTTTGTAACATCATTTTATTCAATAAATTTATCTATATTCGATTTTCTCTCCAAACAATTATTCTTAACTAATAATTATATATATCTCCCTCACTTAACATTTCCCAATGCAGAATTATTTTTGATAGATAAACCACTTTTAAAACTAATTTTGGATTTTCCAACAGGAATTAAATGTAATTATTTGGAAGCTGATCAATATTATTTAAATATTATAAAAAATACATTTTTTGAAATTATGAATGATAGCATAACTTTATTTCAGTCTAAGAATATTAACTTTTTTGATAAGTACCGAACATTTCTTTTTATGAATAAACAAGAAATATTGAAAGAAGCATTTACAAATACAGATGATAGGAATAATCCACAAACATTATATACAGATTCTATTCGTCAAACAACTAATTTTTCGCATAGTACTTTTTCGTTTAAAACTATACTAAAGTCTAGATACTGCCAAAATTTATTTAAAACATTTAATAGGAAATGGTATCCTTTTTTAGAAAATAATGATCTTACAATTTATTTAAAATATAAAGATCTATATATTGATTACTTTTTTATATTTCTAATATTTGCAAGAATTGAGTTTATATGTATGTATAATTTCAAATGTATAGAAAATTATTTTATTAAGATATTAGATCATATATATTTTCGTGAAAAAATGAAACAAGTATTTAAGAAATATATTCTTTCCCAAAAAATTCTATCAGTTGGAATTAGTATTTAAAAAAGAAAGGCATTTCCGTGCTAATGATACCATCATACTTTAATTATCGAGAAAGTGTCAATGATTTTGTAGATAACTATGAAATTAAAAAAACTCTAATAGAATTGTCTTGTGAATGTAATGGAATGATTGAGAGGTATTTTAAAGAACATACTTTTGAAGAAAATATATTTGAGTTATCAACTATACACTTTCAAGAAAGATTCCGAGAAGATATTCTCTATTGGAGTACTTTTTATCAGAAAGCTCAATTACCTTTTCCTATTATTATAACAGATACTAAAACATTCAAAACCGAATCATTTATACAGCATTTTAATAGAGCAGAGTATTTTAATAAGATTCTTTCTGAAAAAAATAATATTTACATATCATCTTATGCCAGTCCATTTATTGTAGTATTAAATAAGGTACTTTTAAAAATGTTTTTAAATCTACCTCTCGTAGTTATACCAGAAAAGATCTATAACCGTGTAAATAAATAATTTAATTGTTTATTTCATAGAATATTTGAAAATACGATTAATACAATATTTAAACTGAATAAAACTAAATATAACTATTTATATTATCTTTTTGATCATGTTTTACAAGATAAACAAACGTTTTTTAAGAATTTACTTCCAAGATATGAATTTAAAGGAGTTCCATGCTTTAAATTAAATTCAGATCACTCAGAGAAAATTGTTCTTTATAATTTGAATAAAAATTATAAAGAATTTTTATCAAGTATTGAAAATAGACTGATTTTTAGAAATTATTTAAATATTCATAAAAGCTTATTTCGTTCTGATAACGATATTCCAGTATATTTTTTAAAATATAAAGAAAAATTTCTTGATATACTTCTACTTAGCAAAATTTTACATGGTTGTTATTTAAAGTCTTTAAGAGATTTTAAAACTTCAGGATTTGAATTGTATATCTCAACTATCCTGGATTATATGTGTGAATTTGAGAAAGATAAACAACGGTTTTTTAATTTAACTTTACTTGTAAATGTACTTGATTCTGGAATTGAGATTTAAAAAAGGAAGATTGTTATGCTGTATTATAATTATAAGGAAAGTATTAATAATTTTGTTAAAGAGCGAAACATTAAAAAACATATAATAAATCATTGTAATGACTATTTTAAAAAAAATATCTTAAAGAATGTGAATTTGAGGATAATATTTTTGAATTAATAATGATGCTTAGGGATGAGTTACGTGATGTAAATGGAATATTACGGTGGTGCCCTTTTTTAGAAAAATCTCAATTACCTTTTCCTATTATTATAACAGATACTAAAACATTCAAAACTAATTCTTGTATAATGAAATTTAATCGTACCGAGTATTTTAATAAGATTCTTTCTGAAAAAAATAATATTTACATATCATCTTATGCTAGTCCATTTATTGTAGTATTAAATAAGGTACTTTTAAAAATGTTTTTGGATTCTCCAAACATAATATTAGAGGCTCCCGTGCCAGTTTCATTCCATAGTCAATTTATACGTCTTTTTTATATGTTATTTCAAAAAACACAAAAAGTTATATTGAATAGTGCTTTTAGAATAAATAATTTGTTTTATGGAGGATTATATTCATTATTTGATCATTCCCTACGTAATAAACAGATTTTTCTAAAGAATAACTCAGATGGGCTTGATACCAAAAAAGGAACAGTCTTTAGTTTTACAACTAAATCTCAATTTGAAAAGCGAATATATTATTTCTTAGAAGAAAATTATGATAGTTTTCTAAGAAATTGTTGGGAACATTTGATTGAAAAATGGAATTTTAAAAATATTCATAAAAGTTTATTTAGAAATAGTTTATTTATAAATAATAAAATTGGAACGACTTGCTTTCTAAAATATAAAGACTTATTTCTTGACGTTTATTTACTTTGTTTTATGTTTGAAAAATGGTATTGTTATTACAAAAAGGAATATCAAAAAATAAATTTGGAAAAATATGTTATAACTATTTTAGATTATATGTATGAGTTTGAAAAAAATAAAATTAGATTTTCTAATCTAATATCATCATTTATAATCAATAACGGAATTGAAATTTAATAGAAAGGAAACATATTTAATAATGAGAGAACTTATATTCGAGGATCTGAAATTTACTAACTTTAAATGTTATGATGAATTGGATTTTAATTTTATTCCAAACAGATTTAGTGTAATTACCGGCAATAATGGTTCTGGAAAAACCACAATCTTTGATGCTTTATGTTATGCACTTTATGATACAACAACGAAAGGTATTAGGGGCGACAACGTAATTCGAAGAAAAGTTGGAAAAAACTTATCAGTTATTTTAAAATTTAAAATTAACGAAGATAACTATGAAATTAGGAATTATAGAAAACATTCTAAATATAAAGATGGTAAATTTCTATTTTTAAATGGAAAGGATATTACAGAGAATTCTAGAAAAGCAACAAATGATAAAATATCTCAAATCCTTATGCCTCAAGAAGTATTCACAAATTGTTTATTGTTCTCTCAATTTATTAATAAATCTTTTTTAGAATTAACTAATTCAGGGTTATTAGATAAAATTCTTGATTTGGAAAAATATGAAGAATATTGGAATATAACAAATGAGTCAATTAAAATATATTTATTGGATATCAAAAGTTATGAGCAAAGTATTATATTACAGGAAAAAGAGATATTTTCTTCAAAAGAGTTACTAGAACAGAATAAGAAATTCCATATTGAGACTATAGATAGATATAATAATGAGGAATTAAAACTTAAAAATGAAATAGAAAATTTAAATAAATTCATATTAGATAATCAGGAAAATATTAAAAAATATTTGGACAAAGAAGAAGAAAGACTAAAAATAAATGATAAATTAAATCAAGTTAATTCTCAAATTGAAAAACAAAGAGAAGAATGTCTTTTAAATCTCCAAACTTGTAAAAATAATTATAAAGAACAGGAAAATAATCTAAAAACAGTAATTATAGAAAAATATTCTAAACTTAATGAGGAATCAATTAATAAGAAAAATGAAACAGAAGATAGGGTCTTAAAAGGTAAAAATTATATTTATAATTTAAAAAGTCAAGTTTTAAATGAAATAGAAAATATAAAAAAGGAAAAGAATGAAAATCTCGAAAAAGAAATAAACGAGCTAAATAATAAGAAAGAAAAACTTTTAACCAAAGAACAAGATATATTTAAAGAAGAACAAAAAATATCTATTCAAAATGAGAAAAATAAAAAAGAAATACAAAATTTAAATAAATTTCTAAATAAAGAAATTCCAATTTGTTTTACATGTAAACAAGAAATTAAAGATGAACAACATTTAACAGACGTAAAAAATGAAATTGATAAGTTAACTATCCAAATAGAAACAGATGAACTTAGATTAAATCAAAGAAAATTAGAACTAGAAAAAATTATAAAAGATAAGAAAAATATAGAAGTTGAAATTGAAATTATAAAAGATAAATTTAAAAAAGAAACATCACAACTTGTTAATAATAAGAATTCTGGGTTAAATCAAAAAGTGTCATTGTATGAATCAAAAATTTCTGAATTTGTGAAAGTAATTTCAAATTTAAATAATGTTATTGAACAAAATAAAAAGAAGATGGATGATGAAATTCATCAAGTACATAATAATATAGAAACTTCATATAATAAAGACTCGGAAAAGATTAAAGAGCTTGCGAAAATCAAAGCTTCTGATTTGTTAAAAAAGAAAGACGAAGTACAAAAAACTTTAGACAAAATCCAAAATGAATTTGAAAAATTACATTCTATTTATTTGAAGGTAAATGAAACTAAAACGACCATTCGATTAAAAACAGATCAAATTGAAAAGAATAAAGAAAAATTAAAAATAGAATTACAAAATATTGAAAAGAATATTAATAGTATTAATGAAAAAATAAAAAATAAAGAACAAGAAATTATCAATCTGAAATTATCAATTCAATCTAAAATTAGAAAGAATGAAATTTTAACATTTTGGAAAAGCGCTTTCTCAGATACAGGAATAAAAAGTATTCTATTGGATGAATCTTTACCCATATTAAATGAAAAAGCCAGAGAATTATCAAATCTTACAGATTGTATAAAAGTAAGTTTTGATAGTCAGAAAGCATTAAAATCTGGAGATCTAAGAGATAAATTTACTATTAACGTTTTACAAACAAAAAATTTATCTGATTTTAATGAATTATCGGCGGGGGAAACCCGTATGGCAAACATTATCATTCTTCTTTGTCTAAGACATTTAATGGAAACTATTCAAGGACTTAGAATGAACGTTCTTCTTTTGGATGAAATTTTGGATACTTTAGATCAAGATAACGCGGCATTGGCAGTTGGAATGATTAAACGACTTTCTGAAGATCATTGTGTAGTTTTAATTTCTCATACTCTTAGAAATTTTATTGATGCTGATGAAGAGTTGGCTCTATAATAAATAACTTAAATATATTATTAAAAATTCAATAAAATAAATGGGTGATAGTTTTTAATTATCACCCATTTTTATTTCTTTTTAGGAGGAATTAAAACTATGAAAACCTATGATAACGGGATTGTTTCAAATTCTAGCATCTCTAATTTTTGTATATTTATTAAAAATAAAAGTGAAAAATTATATTGTTTAAATAAATGGTTATCAAATAACAAAGAAGAAATTATAAAAAAGATACCTTATGGAAATACTGATTCATTTTTATGTAAACAATTTGATGAATTAATTGAATCGAATATTGTAATTCCAACTGAAAGATTTTGTTGTATAAATATTAGAACATATTATGAAACAGATATTCCATATAATATAATAACAATAGAAAATTTAATGAGTTGTAACGATATCCAAATTTATGATCCAGATAATTTAGAAATTCTGGTTTTTGAGAAGGAAGATATGTAAGAAAAGGATTGCGTTCTCATGAATGAAAGAGAAAAAGAAGTTTTAAGAATTGAAAATCAAATTCAGGCTATATTATCAGATTTAAAATCTAAAGATGAGTTTTTAGATAAAAAGTCTATGAAAGAAATTAGATATTATTTTCCTATTTTAATTAGTTTTAACTTTTCAATATTTTTTAACTTAGAGAATTTACGCATTATTACAATAGAAAATTCGGATGTTGATTTCTCTAATTATGAAGATTATGAAATTAATAAAAAATATTTATCAAAGTGTATTTCTTATTTATACTTCAATTGTAGCAATATTGGAAGACAATATATATTCCATATAGCAAACTTTAAGAATAATAATTGGACTATAATTTTTACACAACCAGGATATTTTTTAAAAATGTATTTTTTTAAAATTGATTATCAAAAAGGTACTGTAGAAATTAACGAGGATCTAAATTATTTAGAATATGAAATAAAAAAAAGTATGGCAATTATCAAAGAGATAAACCATAATTAAAAAGGAATTATTATAAAAAAGATTAAGGACGATGAATATTCCCCCGAACTCACATGTATATTTGTTGAAAATAAAATGTAGAAAAATAGAAAGGTAAAATGGATGTGTACAATTTCAGGGTTTTGGTTTAGAGAACAATTAAATATTGAATATTTAAGTAACCTTTTGAGTTTTGGAAAATTACGTGGGACAGATGGAATTGGAATTTCAAAGATTGATCTTTCAAAAGAAAAATATAACAAGAATGAAATTACTACTTTTGTTTATAAAAATAAAGACATAAATAAAGTTGATGAAATAATTGAAAAATTGGATCACTCATCAATTATACCTAATACTAATAATATATTATATCTAAGTAATCATAGATCCGCTCCAGAAACAGAAGTTTCGGTTTCTGATGAATTAAGAACTTTACAACCAATTTATAATAAAGATCTTGGAATAATTTTAGTACATAATGGATCAGTAAGTAATTTTATCGTAAATAATATGAATACTGACCCACGTTATTTTAGAGTTTCTAAAATAGATAGTGAGGGAATTATTTGGGCTTATAAAGAATCATTATGTAATATCAGAAAAACTATGGAATTTCTAAGTGGTGGTTTTTCATTTATAATGTATGATGAAACAAAAAAGAAAATTTATGTGGTATGCTCTCATATCCCCTTATATTGTGGATATGTTAGAGGATGTGGGATGTTTTGGTCATCTGATCAGAATGCAATTTGGAGTACCATTTCAAAAATTAAAGGTACACCTATAACTCGTAATAATATTGTTGTATGGGAAGATTATTATTGTCGAGAGGTAAGTGAATATACAATTGAAGAAATTGACGTAGATTCTGGATGTATTAATGAATTTAAATTTGAACCCAGATATATTCATCCAAAATGGGATCCATATATTCAAAAAGATAAAAATAAAACTAAAAAAGTATTAGTTGCATGTAGTGGGGGATTGGATAGTACTACAACTCTAGCAATTTTAAAAGAAGCAGAATATGATTGTACAGCAATTCATTTTAAATATGGTCATCGTGGGGAAGAGTGTGAAGAAAAAGCAATTCAAAATATAACAAAAACATTAGATATTCCTTTATTAACTTTTGAAATTCCCATTATAAAACAACTAGATAGTGGTATTCTGACCAATAAAGATTCTGATATACAAACAGGAACACATGAAAAAACAAAAACTACTTATGCTTGGACAGTCTTTAGAAATCATCTTTTTGAAACTTATATGGGAGCAATCGCAGAAAGTGAAGTAATTAAAAATAATTATGAAAATGTATTTCTCGCAGGGGGATTTTTGCAACTTTCTGAATCTGGGAGTTTTCCCGATAATTCGGAAAGATTTGCAAAAGCAGCAGAAAAGTTTTTTAAGTTTTCAATAACGGGAACTAGAATTAAACATCTGTTTACATTATGTAATCTCCTAAAATGGGAACAATTTGTTTTATTGGATAAGTTAGGTTTAATTAATCTATCTAGATTTTTTATATCCTGTGATAGGCCAAAAATGGTAAATGGAGTTCCTTCAAATTGTGAATTTTTTAACAAAAAATCAGATCAGTATGAACCAGCGTGTGGGTCCGGAAGAAGAAGTTGGTATTCGTCTAAGATTGCAGGAGTTCCAAATTTATATGAATATTTTACAATATCCGAAGAAGAATCTATAAATTACATTCCATATGAATTGAGACAAACTAAATTAAATAAATATAAAATAGATGAAATAATTGATAAAATTTTAATTCATGATGAGGCCAAAGAAATTTTGAGAAAAAAACTAAATTGTAAATAGATTATATATATTAAACTTTGTATTAAGACCCGTTTTCTTTAATTTTGAGGGTATTTAGTTGAAAGAAATTTTACTAAATACCCTCAATTTTTTGTTCTATAAATTTATAAAATAGGAAAGGAGTTTATCTAAACTATAGATTCAAAATTTGTTAAAAATGAAAATTTAGAAGTAGACTTATCCATTTTATTACAATTTAATCTATCAACAGTTAAAAAATATATATCAGATACAGTGAATTATGTAAATTTAATTATCCTAGGGATGACACGATTAAAAAATAAATTGGAAAATGTTTCAGACAATTTGACTCATGATGATATAGAAAAATTAGAAGATATTTTAAGAAATATGAAATCAAATAATAAAAGTGGAGAAATTCATACATTAAGTATGAATTTAAATATATTGTGTATAAAAATAGAATCTTTATTAGAAATGATTAAATTTATTGATTTTGTTGTAAAAAACGAAGAAACAAAAAAGGAAGGAAAGATTAACTAATTATGTGCTATTTCTTTAGTTGTCTATCCAATGGAAAGGGAAAAGTTCATTATTTTGGCATAGAGGATACTTTGAGGGTTATATTTGATGGTAATCCAAGGTCACTTGATTTCAACTCTCATACATCTATTGCATTTTATTATAATTTAGACGAAGATAAATATAATCAATGGGAATATGATCCAAAAGTTGGAGATTTAATTGAAGTTCATCGTGGTATTGGGGCTAAAGATGATCGTACAAAAGTACTTAAATTTCTAAAAAGTCTTTCCCTAGAAAATGACTATAACCTCTTAGAACAACTATATGATTGCGATTTTGGTAAAAGAAGTAATAAACTTATCCAAACAGGGTTTAACAATATAGGAAATTACAATTCTGGGCATCATAATATTGGGGATAACAATTCTGGTAATTATAATATTGGAGATAATAATCTTAGTGGTCTTAATATAGGAAATAACAATTTGGGATTTGAGAATATTGGGAATTTCAATGTGGGAGATTATAATATTGGAAATCATAACAAAGGATCAAGATTACAAGGAAATTGTAATACAGGGAGAGGGTCAATACATTATTTCTGTAGTTTTCCAGATAATGAAAAAATCATTATATTTAATCAAACAGTCATTAACACTAAAAATGAGCAATTTATACGTAAATGTATAACTCAAATAAGAGAACTTATTGAATTATTGAAAGAAAAGGATTTTAATACAATTAGATTTTTCCTTCGTGGTGGAGATTTTACAAAAACTATAAAAAAACTCACCAATTTTACAGCATATGATAATAATATAGTTAAATTGACTTTAAATTTTGACCCTAAAGAATATCTAAAAAACCCTAAAGAATATTTAAAAAATTGGAGTGAATAAAAATTATTCCTGATTATATATATGAATACTTAATATGTTAAAATCTTTATTATATAATAGAGGATTTGACATATTAATCCTAATTTATAGGAGGTATTCATATGTTTGACATAGTAAATTTAATTATTGGATTTACTCTTTGGAAAAAAGAGGTTAGGATGTGGTACGCTCCAGTAATGATATATTATTCCATTGATCTAACATTATGTTTAGGGGCACATATCGGGGCACTAGATTATACTCTAGTGCTCACTTTAATACTAACCACACAATTGATTCTGTGGGTTACCTGGTATTTTATGTACCAGGTTGGTAAAAAAAAATATTTATAAGTTATAGGGGGAGTATGGGTTTTAATCTATACTCCTCTTGTTTTTTCTTATTAAAAATATTATTAATAAAAGGAGAACATATCATGTGATAGATAAAATAAAATTAATATAGTTTCGATTTAACAGACAACAAACCCATACTACTAGTAAGGAGCTTTAAAATGACTGAACACAATACTGTCGTGGAAGAGAATAGCGGCATTTTTGACCTAGAAGAATTTTTCCGTCAAACTGAAGAAGAAAAGAATTCTATTGTCGAAGCAGAAGAAGTCGTTGAGACTGAAACAGTACAAGACGACTCTGCAATCAATTTGGTTCAAAACACTCCTAAGAAGGAAAAGAAAGACAAAGTTGTAAAACCCAAAAAGGAATCTGGGCCTTTGAACTCTTGGGCTACTCCATTGGAAGAAAATAAAGTATATAAATTTGAAGAATTTGATCGTCAAGTTTATGAATTTCATCCTGTAATGTATCCTGATGGTAATTTTTCGGGAAGATATCTTCCTTTTTGTTTGGATAAAAATACAGTATTAAATCCAGACAAAAAGTGGGTAGCTGAGTATTATTCTCTTTCAAACCGATTTGTAGTTGCAGGATTGAATAAGTTTGTGTCTGAAATGGAAAAAGAAGTCCAATTCGAAAAATCTAAAATTTATCATACTCCTTTCTCTATGTCTTATTTCGCCCAGGCAAAAGGAAAGTCGTTAAAAACTTTTGATAAAGAATCGACGGCGTTCATTTTTAGTATTATGACAGGAATTGACTCTGCAACAATTTCCGGAGTTAATACCAATATTAGTCTAATGATTTCTAATAAATATAATGGAACCGGTGCATTGAATATTGATTATGTTCTCAATATTTCTGGTATAATTAATGGCAATGATTATCAATATAACGATTATTTTACCTTGTTAGATTCTAACCGCAAGGTAAATCATGTTGGTAAGATCAAAGAATTTAACTTTTCCATTGAAGAATTGGAAAAGAAAGCAGAAGAAACTCGTACTAAATTGAAAACCAAGACAGAAAATTTGGAAGACATTATTAAGAGCATTTCTTCTAAAATGAAAAAGGAATTGGCCCAAAAGTTTAATAGTCATTGGGAACAACTTCCCCCCTCAATGAAGAATGCTTTTTCTATTCTCATTCTCGCATCTTATGTGATTGACTCAAACTTCGATTATCGTACATATATGGCAGTTCGTACAGAACTGAATAAACTTGTTCACGTTTCTAACTAAAAGTATTCAATAATTGAAATTTATATAGTTAATATAAATAGAGGGAGATGATTAGAGTTTGAACTATAATTATCTCCCTTTATATTTTTTTTCATATATTTAAGAGGAACTCCCAATGTACAACTGCGTTACAATAGTTGGGTGTGGTAATCTAGGGTCATATTTGGCAAACACTATCACGCTAAAATCACTAGAATCAGACCTAACAAAAAAACTAAATATAATTGATAATGATATAATCGAAAGAAAGAATTTTCCTTATATCTTTCAAAGTCTAAACAATACAAAAACTATTCAAAAGTATATAGGAAATCCGAAAGTTAATCTTTTACGTTTTTTGTTAAAAAAGTTGAATCCAAAATTAAGAATAGAAATACATTACTCAGATTTTAAAAATATTTTAAGAAAAAAATATAAAAAAGAAAATGAATTATACATAGATTGTAGAGATACGAGCGAAGAAAATTCATTATTTGATCTAAAGTTACATTCCGAAGGTATTTTTGGAAGAATTGTAATAAATCCTACAGATTTAAAATCATTTGATTCCTCTAATTATATTATGGGAATTTCAAAATTCCACTCAAGTTACTTTTCTTATATAACAACACAGAATTATTTAACACGACTAGATTCTTATCCAAAAGATAAGAGAATTAATATCTTAATAAATTTAACAAATGGTAAGACATATGAACTGCCAGGAAAACAAACAAAAAACATCACATTTAAATAATGATTGTATTCCTATTAATTTAAAACATGATTTATTAAATCTACATTTATCTAATGAGCAATATATCAATTATAGAAAATTTATAATACTACCTGATGGAGACTCCGTTGAAACCAACGATCTTTCATTGGTTTTAGAGATATTAAGAAAATTTTTTAATAAAACGCCCATTTATAAATTTATGAGTTATTATATCAATGTGGAGGTTGATTCTACATATAATAGAATAAATGTTGAAATATTACCAATGATTGAATCAGCATGAGGAAAATAATGGAAATAAAAATCTGTTCTAAAGAAGATTGGTGGACATTATTGGATTTGTATTGGGATGAAAAGATATTAAAATTAATTAGTAATGTTTTGGGGCTAAATTCTTATAAGAATTTTTTCCAGAGAAAAACGGGATATTCTAAAGAAATATTTACTTTGGAAAATCTAATAAAATACAAACAAGATAGAAATAAAAAAATAATTGATTTTTTACTTTTAACATTTGCAAATTTAGATAAACAACATATTCCCGAGGATGATTATGAAATTATTCTTAAATTATGGGAAAATTCAAATTTAATTGAATAAGGTAAGAAAATATGAAAGAGTATCCATCTATTAAGAACGCAAGTTTAAGTCATGAAAACATTTCAAAATTAAGAAATTATTTTAAATGGTCGGGTTTCACTGAGGGGGAAACAATTACACATGTTACCCCCTCAGGTGGAATCCATTATACAGGAAAACAAACTACCACAAAATCTATATTTTTTGAGATTAAAAGAAAAACGACATATGTTGGAATATTATTATATGAATATCCAAAAGGTGTAATTTTTCATGTTTATTTTCCATTTCCTAAAGTGTTAGAATTATCAAAAAATGAAATGAATTTAATTATAGAGCCAATCTATCAAAAAATTACTGAAATATTGAAAAAATAGTTTGAAAGTACTTTACTTTTGAGTGAAAAAATTATATAATAGTTTGGAGTCCAAAAAATATTATGGGTATATTTTATTCAATTTCCCCTAAACTTTGGTTTAAATATCAATCGCTTTTTTTATCTCCTATTAATGATATTTGTAGTTTAACTAGACAATTATCAAAGTCTGATAAATTTCAATTTTTCGTTACGGATCCCCTTCGTTTTGAAAAAATAAAACGTTCATTAAAGGATAGCCCAAATGAAAGTTTTATTCAATTTAAAATAGGAGATAAGAAAATATTTATCGTACACAGTTTATCTTCTTTTGAAAATATTTTGATAAATTTTAAAAAAACACTTCCTAGAAGCTTATATAACTCTACACTTTCTGAGAATTTGTCAATTTCCTTTTATGAAATAAAAAGATTTTCTAATAAGTTTATTATTGAATTATTAAAAACTAAAATAAAGGAAATTTCAGAAGATTTTGAAGGTATAATTATTAATAAACCAATAATTCCTGATAAAGTTTTTTATGGTTCCCCGCCCAGACTTTATAAACTCCCTAAAAAATGTTCTACAAAAATTAATAGTGTTAAAATTACGTTAACTCCAGATAACTATATTAGTAATATTTATATTGATACAAAACATCCAAATTGCGATAGTATAGGATTTTTTTGTGTCAAAAAAACTCTTAGGAGAAAATTAGATTATGACTTAGTTTTAGAAATATTAGAGAATTTAAAAATATATAATTTCAATGGATTTTATTATTACATTCCAGAGGATTTAGATTTGGAAAATCTAGAAAGGATTTGACTAAATGAGATTAAAACTATTTGATTATAATAAATGGGTTAAAACTTTGAAAGAAGTTTCTAATCCAAAATACATTGAAAATAATAAATTTACTCGTAATGGGTTATTTAGTCAACAAATTTTCGGACCGATTAAATCCTATCATTGTGTATGTAATAAATTGACATTTAGAGGAAAACGGTCCACAATGAAAAAATGCCCTAATTGTGGAGTTGAAATTACCTCATCAAATATAAGACGGGAAAGATATGCGAGAATAAACTTACCATTTAAAATCCTAAATCCTCTATTTTATTTTATTATTTGTGAAAATAAGTATACTATTAGAAATATAATTGATTCTATTTTACAATATAAAGAAATATATTACATTGAAAATAATGAAATTAAAACTGTAAATTCCGAAGAAGAAAAAGAAGGAAAAACGTTTCTTGTAGGAATTGATGGTATTTTAGAGATAGTTAAGATTTTATACGGGGATAAAACTGATCCTGTTTCTAAGTTTATTAATGAAAATTTTGATCAAATTGCCATTGAAGATATAGTTGTTATTCCCCCAGCATTTCGGCCTTGCACCAAAACAGGCGGGGTTGATTCAAATTTTATCGCAGATGAAATTAATAAACATTATACATCATTATTAATGAGCTGTAATTCTTTTAAAAAATTATTAATTGAAAATTCTCCTATAGATGATTATTTTATTTTTAATTTTAAAAGTATTCAAAATAAAGCAATTGAACTCTATCAATTTATTTTAGATAAGCTTAGTAAAAAACGAGGATTAATACGTTCTAATATTTTAGGTAAACGAGTTGATTTCTCTGGTAGAGCAATTATTACTCCCGATCCAGAGTTAAATCTGGATGAATGCGGAATTCCATATTGGATGATACTTGAAATTTTAAAACCTCAACTCTCATCTTATTTAGTTGATTCCAAAATTAAAAAACGATACAATAGTGCTACAGATTTAATTGATCTTTGTATTAATAATGAGAGTCTAAAATTATTTAAAGTTGTAAAAGAATTTTGTAAAGATAAAGTATGTATTCTTAATAGACAACCTACTTTACATAGGTTATCTATTTTAGGGTTTAAAGTTATTCCTCACGAAGGAAAAACCATAAAAATTCATCCTCTAGTATGCTCCGCTTACAATGCAGACTTTGATGGGGATGCAATGGCGTTGTATTTTCCCGTTACAGAAAAATCTGAGGAAGATGTAAAAAATAAAATTAGTATTTGGAATAACTTATTATCTCCCACAGATGGTAATATTGTAGCGGTTCCAAATCAAGATATTGTTCTTGGAATTTACGCTTTAACTAAAGAATCAAAAACTGATAATATGGTAATTTATAAAGGTAAAGAAATTACTGAAGGACGAAAAAAGTTTAATGATTGTTTACCCATTGATTATCCTTTAGTAAATCGTGTTATTGGAAAAAATGAGTTATATGTTATTCTTAATCGTATTGCATTGATTTATAAAAATGAACCCAAAAAAGTAATTAATACATTGGATGCAATTAAAAAATTAGGGTTTCAACATTCTACTAAATTAGGATTTACTTTAAATATTTTAAATATGTACTCTGATAAATTGGAAGAGTATTCAAAAGAATTAACAGGTGAAATTAAAAAAGATTTAGTTTTAATGAAAGCTGAGAAAGTGATCAAAGAATTGAAAAGTCTTCCTTTCTCAATATTTGTAGATAGCGGGGCCCGAGGATCTTGGGATCAAGTTAAACAATTAGTATATTGCCGCGGGTATGTGGCGGATTCTAATAATCAAATTCGTAAAAACATTATTCGTACAAACTTGATCAGTGGACTAACCCCAGACGATTTCTTTAATAGTTCATATGGGGCACGAAAAGGACTATTAGACACGGCCATGTCCACAGGTAGTTCGGGGTATATTACTCGTCAATTAATTTATAGTACAAATTTTATTGAAATTGTAGATGAACCTTATATAGAAAAAGAATTATTGAAATTTGAGAAATCAAATAAAGACCCAGAATTAAATCTATCTGAAGAAAAAGTTAAAATTGCTCAAAAATTAAATGATTGTGGGTCAACAGAGTATCTAGAGTTTACGATAAGTACAAAACCCAGTGAAGCACGAAAACAGATTAAATCCATTGTTGGACGTTATTATCTAAACAATGAAGGCAATCTTTCTAAAATTCCAGAATGGTTATCCATTAAAGATGAAAAAGTATATGAAGATCTTTATGGTAAAACATTAAAATTGAGAACCCCCATTTATTGTAATAATAAAAAGATTTGCCATGTTTGTTATGGTGATAATTATAAAACTCTTCATAGTTCTCAAATCGGAATTATTGCTACTCAAGCTATAGGGGAAAGATTAACTCAACTTGTTCTGAGAACATTTCATACCAGTGGAGTAGTCGGGGATATTGATGAGAAAAAGAATAAAAATAATGTTAAAGAAAAAGAAAGTAATAAAGATATTATTTCAGGAATGTCATATGTAAATGGATTATTACATAGACCAACTACAATGTTTGAAGAAAAGACAAAGAAAGAAATTACTGAAAAAGACGTTGTTTTGAGATTATATGAATTATTCTCAACATACGGAGATATTTATTTAGTCCACTTTGAAATAATTGTTTCTGCAATGCTATGGACAGATGGTGGAAACTATTGGAGAACGACCCCAAATCGAGAAACAATAACTAAGAATATTGAAAGTATTCTAAAAGTTCCATCTCTAAGTAGTTGGTTGATTGGATTGGCATTTTCTAATGTTAAGTCCAAATTAATTGAAGGAATCATTCATAACCGCCAAGATGTTGAAACCTCTATTTCTTCGTTATTTAGATTCTAGGAGTTTTTTATGGACCCACGTTATGATGTCTCTACCTTTGATAATATATTTGAAAGAAGAAAAACAGAATGGAATGATTCTGAAATTTTAAATCATGTTACTAATCTATTTAAGAAATTAGAATTAAATGAAAATTGGAAACTTGAAAAAGTAAAATGGAAGGATGATTTTAAATTTACTAAACGTAAAGAAGAATTAAAGAAAGATATTTATAAAATTATATCTGTATTTTTCAAAACTCCTGATGGAAATTCACATAACTTAGATTTTAAATTTCCAGTTTTAATTAGTGATCAATTTTTCTACATTGGTGGATTTCTAAAAATTCCAATTTTTCAATTATATGATTTTCCGATAATTTATAGAAAAACTAAAAACAAAACAAAAATTAAATTTCGTAATAACATTTTATCTATTAGTCTACTTAAAGATAAAGATGGATTCCTTAAAGTTTCGATTTTTAATAGAAGTATGAAATTTCATGAATTGATTGCATATGTGTATGATAGAGATGAATTGAATCAATTTTTAAATAACTATCCTAATATAAGTGATTTGATGGAAAAAAATGAATTACTAAATCTAACTTTGTTAAAATGTAATGAAATTTGGCAAACCTTAAATAAAACTGAAAGAATTAAAAAATTGGGAGAAATGTTCTCTACTACTAAAAGAGATCATGAAAAGAAGGGAAAAGGTATAATCTTTTCCTTAAAAGCTGCGTTTGAAATTGATTACTTTAACAGGCAATTTTGTAAAACAGAATCAATTATTTTTGAATTATTGAATGCAATTATTGAAGGTCCAAGGTCGGACTCGGATCTTAAAAATAAAAGAATTAGATTAGCAGAATTTATTTTTACACCATTGATACGACAAGTATATGATATGGTTATATCTGCATTTAATTCTAAAAATATGAAGTTTAATATTTCTCCTTCTTTAATTGTTGATAAATGCAATGCTAGTACGCCTAAAGATAAATTTAATGTGAGTCATATTATTCATTACAATTTTGCTCTAAATCCTATCGCTGAAATTGCGTTTATGGCACAAACTTCGTTAACTGGGCCAGGTGGATTCAAAAAAGAAAATGTTCCAACATATTTGAGAACAATAGATGAAAGTCAAAAAGGATTTATTTGTCCCGCTGATACACCCGATAGGGATGGATGCGGAGTTGTACTAAATATGACTCCTACAATTAAATTAAATAAAGATGGCACTTTTGCAGATCCAAGTTTAGAAACAATTGTGAGTTATCCAATTACATTAGTACCATTCTTGCATAATGATGATCAAACTCGTTTACAAATGGCATCTAGCCAACTAAAGCAAAGCATTCTTCTTAAAGATAGTCAAAAACCTATAATTCGATCTGGTACAGAAGAGTGTTATTTGGATAAAACTACTTTTTTATTTAAAGCAAAAAAAGACGGAAAAGTTATTTTTAAGGATTCTGATTATTTAATAGTTTCTTATTTGGATCAAAATAATAACTATAAAGATGGGGAAGTATTTAAACTAAATTATCGTAATATGTATTTAAATACAGTCGATCTAATTAAAACCAATAAAAACGAGGGAGATCTTTTCAAGAAAGATGATGTGTTATGTCAATCTTCTTTTATTAAAGATAACACATTGTCATATGGTCAAAATCTACTAACTGTAATAATGATAGGTAATGGATTTAATTATGAAGATGGAATAATTTTATCTGAATCTGCTGCTAAAAAATTTACATCACTTCATTATATTGATTTGGATTATTTGATTGAAAAGAAACATGTATTATTTAGTTTGAAAAATGATTGTTACCAACCTTTTGTGGAAATAGGACAAGATCTTAAAAAAGGTGAAATTTACGCAAAATTAAAAATTCTAAATACAGAAGAAAATTTGGAAGATATTCAAATCGAAGAAAATGCCTTAAAATGCCCCAGAGATTGTAAAGTAAACTCAATACAGATTTTCCCAAACTCCTGGAATCAAGAGTTACAAGAGCATTCTGATAGAATTAAGGAATTAATTCTTAAACAGAATCAAAAATATGATCTATTAAATGAAAAATTAAAGTTAGTATATAGTGAAGATGAAATTGAAAAGTTTATGATTTTAAATGATTTGAGTAAATGGAATTGTAAAGACAAAATAGGTAAATATTATGAAAAGGGAAAACGTATCAATGGTGCTCTGATTAAAATTCAAGGTATCTATGAAGACCCCATCATATTGGGGGACAAAATCGCCAATAGGCATGGAAATAAAGGAGTAGTGTCTAAGATACTACCCGATGATCAAATGCCCCTTCTAGGCGACGGCAGACGGGCAGAGATCGTCATTAATCCTCTTGGGGTAATCTCCCGTATGAACGTTGGTCAATTATATGAGATTACTCTAACTGAAACGTTGTATCAATTGAAAAATAAAATGAAAGATATAACATCAGATGAAGAACGAAGAAAGTATTTGGAAGGATATCTAAGTATTGTAGATAAGACAACTGAACGATGGATAAAGAATGATATACTAAATAAGTATGATAAAAATCTAAATGAAAAAGGGTTAGAATGTGCTTTAGAGGAATTATATATTATTCAGCCCGCTTTTAAAGGGATCAATCCATTGGATTTAAAAGAACTAATGGATTATACAAATACTAAAGAAGTTCAAAAAGTATTTGATCCTTTAACGAACACTTATTTGGAAAATGAAGTCACTGTTGGATATATTTATTTTCAGAAATTAATCCATAGAGCATGCGAAAAAATGAGTGCACGATCTATAGGTCCATATTCAAATAAAACCTTACAACCCCTTGGTGGTAAAAGTAATCAGGGCGGGCATAGATTGGGTGAAATGGAAGTATGGGGCCTTTTAGGTCATGGGGCAAATAACCAATTAACAGATTTTTTAACTACACAATCTGATTCTATTGGTCTAAAAAATGAATTATTAGCTGATATTATTAAGAATCCGGAACTATTATCCGCCACGGAAGATTTTGATAAGAAGCCTCAATCTCTAAGACTGCTAGATGCAAATTTAAAAATATTCGGTATTGAAATCTCCGATGACGAATAAATATTGAAAAAAATGATATTTATTTCAAAAAAAGGAGATTTTAACCATAATATGAAAGTTTCAAAAGATGAAAGACTTGAAATGGCTCAAAAAGATATTGAGGCCGCTTATGTTAAAATTTTTGATGCTCTCGAATTTGCTTTTGGATTGGACTGGAGAAATGATCCAAATTTTGATGAAACCGCCCCTAGAATTGCAAGAGCTTTGTTGCGTGAAAAGTGCCGGGGAATTAATTCTGAAGAAGTATGTAAAGAATTGTTATCGAAAACGTTTCCAACGTCATATAATGGGATCATATCCAGTGGGCCTATTGAAGCGGTAAGTCTATGTCCACACCATTTTGAAACAGTACAATATAAAATATTTTTTGGATACATTCCCAATAAAAAAGCAGTGGGACTTTCCAAAATTCCTAGATCTATTCAGTTATTTTCTTCAGCTCCAATTTTACAAGAAGACTTAACTGAAAAATATATTTCTCTGTTTCAAAATTGTTTACAACCACTGGGATGTATTATTATAGTTCAGGGACAACATGGATGTATGTCTTGCAGAGGAGTAAAAATAAATAGAGATTTTTACGTCACAACTAGTTCTGTTCGAGGAGAATTTGAAACATGTGATTCAATAAAACAAGAATTCTTAAAAATAATTAAAATTTAGATTACTATATATATTAAATTTTGAGTTGTTGAGTTTTAAAAAAATTATTTGTGGGATCCTTCGTTAAAATTACCCGGGTAATTTTAACTCATCTGGAAGGAAATAAAATGGGTGGATCGTTATTATTAGAACAAGACTATTGCGCTAAAAGGAATTAACAGATGATTAATTTCTAATAGTCATTCTAATAATTACAATAAATAAAAACTATTTATTGTAAGATAACGGTCCACCCCTCCGACCCCATACTACATTTTTTATTAATATAAAAGGAGTAGTGATATAAAATGGTAGAAATACAATACGATGTTCAATCTTCCATTATTCCCAAAGAAAAAGAAACATTAGATAAATATGAAATTAAAAATTTCTCTTGGGAGCATTTAATTGATCAAAGCAATGAAAAATTGAAAAAAATTGATATTGGAAAATTGGTTACTAATACAGATCCTACGATTTTTTTGTTACAAGAAAATATTTTATCACAAATTTCAAACATTAGGATAACTTCAAATAGTCATAAAATTCCATTTCTTACAGTTAATGATAAAGTAGAAGGAATATTTACCTTTAAATGTTCTCCAAAATCAAAGAAAAGTAGAACGGAAGGAATTATTTTTAATCAAACTTTGGGAGATTATAAAATCAAAGCATTTATTAGATTTTCAGAAAATGATTCATTATTTTGTTTATATAAGAAAATTAATGATAATTTTCTTATATTTAATACACAATTTTTTAATTATGATAAAGGTGTTACATATGAATTAGATGAAGCTCCGAATGACTCTAAATTTAGAAATTTAGATGACAATATTACAGAGAATGATAAAATTATCTGTATGAGTCTATCTAATAAGTTTGAAAAAACATCTCGAAAATGTAAAACAGTCAAAGAGATTTACTTTGAACTGGAATGTCAAAATGAAGATACAACTGATCCATCATATATCATTAAATTGGCAAAAACTCAAATGTTATTACTTGGATTATGATCATAAGTAAAACTTGTTCTTTGATTTCATCCCCTGTATTTTATTATGATGTTCCAGCTTGTAATTTTAATCTATTAAAATTTTCTAATAAAGAACAGTTAGGGGGAGTTAACTTTGATAATAAAAGAAATAGAAATATTAAAATTGGAATAAAACAAAGAAATAATATTTCTGTAAAAAAGTTCTTAAATTTTGAGATTGATTCAGTAATTGATGATTTAATTTCTGTTAATATTTTAAAAGAAGAAAATATTTTATGTAAGGCAAAAGATGGGTTTATAAGCGATAAAAAAATAGAACACGATATTGAAGGAATAAATATTTTATTAAAATCTAATATTTCCAAATTTATAATTGATATTGAAAGAAGAAAATATTTATCTATAGAATTTAATGGAAATATTGATGTTAAAGGATTAATTAACAAACCTGATGATATTTCTTTTTTTGATTTCTTCAAAAAATTAGATTATAATAATACCAATAATTTATCAAGATTAATAGAGGAAAATCGAAAAATCTTTTTATCATCAGATAATATCAATTATTTTAAAAGGAAAGTTAATGATGAAAACTTAATACCTATTAAAAATATGGGATTAATAAAAATTAAAGATAGTGATTTAGATATTATAAATGTTAATCAAATTGACAAAAAATTTATTTGGGAAGAATTTGTTTGGCCATTTTGCCAGTCTATTCTGTTATATTCTTTAAAACAAAAAAAGTAAGGAAGAATTGAACAATGAGTCAACAAAACAGGGTTACATTGAAGCTTCATGAAGGTTGTAAAATTTGCATGGATACTGTAGAACTAAAAATAAAAGGAAAATTGTACGGTATTCCTTATATAGTTAGTAATCCAGGTGCGGGAAAAAGTGCTCTTTTGAAACAAATGGCCCATGAACGGGGATATGGATTTCTTTCATATGAATTGGGTTTGGAGCGACCTGAAAAGTTTGGCGGTATCCCAGATATGAAATACAAGGAAGTAAAGAAACTTCCTTTTCAACAATTCTTTAATGTTCCCAAAATTAATGAAGTATTGGGAACAAACTTTATTAATACTTCTAAAATCTTGTTGAATAAAAATCAACAAGAACTATTAAAAAATTATTATGAAAATGAGCCCGAAGTAAAATCATTATTATATACTCGCTGGAGTATTCCCCAGATGGTAGATGAGGTCTGGGAGGCATCAAAAAAATTTAAAATTGTAGTTATTCTTCTGGATGACTGGCATACATGTGATGAATATCTTCAACAATTAGGTTATGAAGCATTTACTTATCATTCTATCAGTGGGTATAAATTACCAGAAAATTCAGTGTTTATTCTGGCAGGCAATGAAACATCCGCCTGTGGTGCAAAGGTTCAATTAGCGGCAATCCGTAACCGCTGTATGATTATGTATGTGGAGAGTTGCCCAGAATATTGGTTGAAAAACTTCGCATATAAACATCATATTTTCGGACCTGGAATTTCGTTTTTTGAGCAGAAAGCTAATTGGGACATTTTTCATGAGTCAGAAAGCACCACGACTCAATTTGGATCTCCTCGTCAATGGACCTCTGTATTTAATTATCTTGAATTCTTAGAAACTAAATATCCAAATAAAGAAATTCCCCAAGATATCTGCCTAAGTATAATTCAAGCAGGAGTCAGCCAAACTGCCGCGCATAGATTTGGATTGTTTTATCAAATTTATCGCAAAATGAATATTAAAGAATTGTATGATCAAAATATAATTAATATTCCTGATAATGATATGGATAAGTTTGCTTATTCATCAGTAGCTACCGAAGAATTTTATAATCGGTTTCATGATGAAGATCTTCGAGTAAATGCTTCAAAATCTTATATTTCTTTCTTGAATGAAATTTCGATTAAGCGTAATAAGCCAGAATTGGCGTTGACTTCAATTTCATCTCTTTTGAAGCGGCCAAAATCAGATGAGTTAAAACTACAAAGCGGGGAGGATACGATCAGGTATTTGTATGAAAACTCCATGGTACCGACATCTTTGATGAATATTTTCCGTAAATCCGCTGCGTGTCTTAACCAATAGAGGTTTCAAAAATGGATAAGAATTATGAACAAGTAATACAAGAAATGAATACTTTATTAATGCTCAAAGAACACTTTAAATTTATGGGCATTGTATATTATGGAGCTACAAAACATTATTTACCAGAGGATGAATTTGTTAACCAATTTGGTAATAATGGAATAGCTTTCACAGATGGAAAAGATATTTATTATTGTCTAAATGATTGGTTTACAACTCCTAATGCAATATTTGTTACGATACATGAGTTGTTGCATATTGTTTCTCTACATATAGAAAGACGTGGTAACCGAGATTCCACAATTTGGAATCTTGCATGCGACCATGTAGTTAATTCCGTATGTAAGGATATCGAAAAAAAATATGGAACATTAAATGTAATGGATGGTTGTATATTTTTCGAAGATTTGTATATGGAAAACCCAGGATATACCGCGGAAGAAATTTATGATAAGATTACGCAAAAAGTAAAAAAAAGTATAATAATGGTTTCAGTTTCCTCGGAGAAGACTGGGAGTGGTAAAAATTCAAAAAGTGTAACAGTTGATTTAGATCCTAATAATGAACAAAATGAGCAAGAATCTACATCTAAATCAAGTTCTGGTAAAAAGAAATCAAAATCCAAGGCCCCAAGTAAAATATTAACAGCCCCTTTGGACGTTGATGAAGAGAACATGTCCGAAATTTTTAAAGATTCGGATTTAAGAAAAAATCACAAAGAAATAAAAATTAAAGCAAATGCCTTTTGGAATAGTATCAAAAATACAAAAAAAGGCAATCAATCGGGAGGCTTGGAATCATATCTAGAAGAAATGTTTAAAGTAGTTGTTCCTTGGGATAAACTTCTAGAAAATTCCATCCTATATCAAGTTCAAAAAAGGAAGAAAGTAACGTGGGAATATCCAAATATATTAATTCGATATCCACGTTTACCAGGTAAAATTCAGAGAAGTAAAGATTTGCATAGTTTGATTGCAGTTATAGATTCATCTGGATCTTTGGCAGAAGAAGATTTAAAAACATTTCGGGGAGTTCTAATCTCCTCGGCTTCTTATTTTAAAAATATCTTTGTAATTGTACACGATTATCATATTAATCAATTTTTTAATATTAAAGATCCTACTGAGCAAAAGGTTTTTGAAGGATTACAGAAAATCATTGGAAGGGGAGGTACCTCTCATAAGGATGCTTTTAATAAAATTGAAGAATTGGTTGATAACGAAAAAATTAGTTCTATTATATTTCTAACAGATTTTTATTCGGACATTGAACGAATAATTTTAGAGAAAGATTATAAATTTCTAAAAGATTATCATACAGTCTGGGTTTTAAATAAGTATGCAAAAGAAGGAGATATAAAACTCTATGAACAATCTAAATTCGATGTCATACAAATTTGAAAATCACCCATATCATTATTTGGTATGCGTGAATTCAAATCGAGATGTAATGCACGTTCTCGAAATAACTTCACAAGATTTATCTAAAATTTCTCTTGAAAGTATGATTGATACTTTTAAAAATAATAATACTTCTGAAGAAGAGGGAGGAGAAAATATGCTTCTTGATGAAAGGTATAAGTTAAAAACAAACGAAGCACTTTTCTTCTCTTTTCATAGTTTTAAAGATGCAGCCATGGAAGATAAATGTTTGGATATTGGGCTATGCCATTCTATGGAAAGTAAAACTAAAGCAGAAATTGAACAAAAAATTAAAGCTTTAGATGATGGTCAGTTTAGAAAATTTTTGGAAATTAAGAAAGAAATATTTTAAACTAAAATATTCATATATACATTTCCTTTTATATATATTAAATAATGAATTAATCTTTTTATGTTGAAAAAGGAGTGTATATTATGAAATTCAATGACTTTTTCGAGACACTATTAAAAGGGCATCTTAATTCCATAAAAGATGATTTAGAACAGCGGCGTAAAGCCGATAACAACAAGGAAACGAAAGCCTTCGAAGAAAGGCTCCGGCAAGTAGTGATTGAAGAAAAAAAACTTCAAAGGTTAAAAGATGCCTTTGAAAAACAAAGAATGAAAGAAATAGATCGTATTGCATATAAAGAAGCTTATAATGGGTTCATACAAACTGACCCATCATATTCTTACAGGGGGCGTCGGCAAACTGGATTAGAACTATTAGGGACAATTGCAATCGCGTCCCTAATAATAGTAAGTATTCTGATATATATATTCTAACATAAATAGGGGATAAATTTAAAACATTTATCCCCTATTTTTTCTTTTAAAAAAATGGTAAACATACAACAAAACTATAATATTATATTTACAATTGGTGAGTACAATTTTTCTGATTCTATTACAAAAATTGAGATTGGTTCATCTATTGACGTTGGGTCTGTTTATTCTCTATTTTTTATTAACTTTAGAATTGATTCTAAGTTAATTTTTGTTACAGAATTTTACAAAAATGAAGAAATTAAACTACAAATCTCTTTAACAGATGTAGATAAAAATATTAAAGAAATTTGTAATTTCGATTTAATTGGTATATCTATGAAGTTTAATATTGGAATGAAACCTGGCCTAAAAGATAATCAAATGTTACCTGATCATCCTTTAGGGCAAGCAGTTAAACTCATAGCCATTTGTAAAAAACCGTTCATAACAATGACAACTACAGTGAATAAATTATTTTCCTATAATGAAAAAAATACACCAATATTATGTGTGGAAAAATTATGTGATTCGTTTTTAAAGAAGTTAGAAAATAAACAAATAAATAAAAATAATAGTAATAATTATGTAATAGAGCAAATGTTAATTCCTCCTATGACATTTGCTGATTCGGTAAGATTTATTAATTCCAAATATCCTTTATATAATGGCGGAATTCCTTTTCTTTTTTGTGACAAAGAAAATAATTTACAAATTTGGGATTTAACTCAAAAAATAAAAGAAAGAGAATTTTATAGAATTATTTATCTTTCTAAAGGGGAAAAAGAAGATAAAACCATCAATATAACTCCTGGAGAAAATTTTGATTGTTATTTTACTTCTATACCACAAATAAAAACAAATCTTCAACCAAATAAAGAGGTAATACAAACTGGATATGAAAACATTTTTATTAACAAACCTCTGGATGATTTAAATAGTTATTCTAATATAAAAATTGATGAGGTTTATCAAAATCATGGATTAAAGGATAACGACCCAGAGGAAACTTTAAATTTTTATAAATCATTAGAATATAGAAAATCAGTAAGATATAATTTAACAGGAGTTTCAAATGATATCTTAAGTAAATCTACTTTAAATAAGAAAATTTCAAAAGTAGTTGAGATTAAATTTAGCATTGTTGGAAATACACCAATTGAAAAATTAATGCAAATTGGAGTTCCGTTGTACCTACACTCCAATGTACCAGAACAAATTAAATTCAATGGAAAATATATTATAAATATGTCTTATATGGTATTTACTAGACTTGACTCGTCCAATTATAGATTTGGAAATATAATAACTTGCTTCCGAGGAAATTTCTAAAATGATAATTGAAGAACTTAAGAATTTGGGAATAGATAATTTGGAAGGTGAGGTAGAAAATGATAAAGAGGAGGACAGTCAAGAAAATGAAGTAGATGAAAATACAAAAAAGGATTTTTCAATTCTAAGTAACAGCATGTTAAAAGTATTTAAAAAAAGATTTAAAAAGATGGATCTGGATAAAAAAAGAAATAGAGTTGGGTTTTCAAAACCTTCTCTAAAAAGTCGTGTTGAGAAACGCCGTAAGAAAAATAAAAATTCAAAGAAACAAAAGGAAAATTAAGATGAGTGAAACGGTAACATATAAACAAAATGAATTAAATTTACTTATTTCAGCAAAGCATAAATATGGATATAATTATGAAGTTTTTATTGAAAACATGAAACTTACCTCAAGAGATACAGAATTACTTATTGAACTTCTGTCATATCAAACTACTGTTCCAATTGAAGATCAAATGTGGATTGAGCACAATGAAAAGGGTACCATTTTTAAGTTTTATTATCCATTTATTTTTGACAATGATATTTCACCAGAGGATTTTTCTTTGGATTGGCTGTTTGATAAGTGTAAAAAGATAGGAATTGCCATAAACGTTGCCCTCGATTTTCTTCAACCATATAAAAATATTATTAATTGCGACGGGCAAATCATGAACTTGGAAATGATGATTAATCATTACGATGAAGAAATTAGAAAAAATATTGATAGTTCTATTCCAGAATGGAAAAAGATTTAATCGTATTTAACTAATTTAAAAAATATTGGTGTATTATTTTTAAAACAATTTATAACAATTAGATAAAGAAAGGTTTTTTCAAAATGGCTATGAATGTTAATATTTCTGTTCTCGCGGGCACTTTGAGTAAAGATCCTCTTCTCCGTGAGGTTAGTAGTGGGAAGAAAGTTTGTAATTTCCTTTTGATCGTCGATCGTCCTATGAAGGGAAAGAACGGGGAGAAGGTTTCTGATTTGTTCCCGGTTGTTTGTTGGGATAAAGTCGCAGAAAATGTAGCCGCTTATATGAAAAAGGGACGTAACGTCCTTGTTCAAGGTTATTTTACCAAGAAAACCTATACTAATAAAGAAGGTCAAAATGTAGTGGCATATGAATTGAATGCGCACAGTGTTCAATTCCTTGGTGGTGAAAAACAGTCAAACAATAATGAAAACAACGATGATTCACAATAACAAATTATTGTAAGTTAGGATATATAAAGAGCAGTGTACTTATCAAAAAAAAAATAGGTACACTGCTCTTTTTTTAAAAAGTGAAAAAACAATGCGCCCATAGCTCAAGCGGATAGAGCAACTGCCTTCTAAGCAGTAGGTTACAGGTTCGAGTCCTGTTGGGCGTACTTTTCACTCTAATTCTGAAAGGGTTATAATGGAACGATTTCAAAAGAAACACTTAAAATCTTTGAGGAAATTTATTATTGAGAGTAAAACTTATAAACGTAATGAAAAAATTAATGATTTAAAAATTCTAAGAAAAATTTGGAAAAAATATAAATACCGTTCTTTTTTATTTAGAGAATATGGGAAGGAATTTCTACCCAATGTAGTACATATTATTTCTAAGTTCAATAATTTAGAAAATAAATTTAAAGAAAAATATAAAAATATTTGTGAATAAATTTTCACAAATAATATCATCTTACCTACTTTAAAAAATTAGATACTTAGTAGGTGTATCTAGGAGATCATATTATGATGGCTTTTAAAAACAACTTCGTAGTAGCAGTAAAATCTCAAGGTAATATATTGAGAGAAATAGAAGGCAATGTTTACCTTCCTTTCAATGAGCATTACTCAATATTATTAAAAAATTTGAGTAATAAGAAAGTATTAGTAAACATCCAGATTGATGGAAAACACATTGGATCATCCTTAATTATTGATCCTAATTCTGAAAGTGAAATTGAACGTTACATTGGTAATTTAGACGAAGGAAGAAAGTTTTTATTTATTGAAAAAAATGAAGAGGTAAAGAAATTTCATGGGGATAGTTTAGATCATGGAATTATTCGTGTTGAATACCAATTTGAAAAAAATGATCTAATACAATGGTATACAGATTTTTACTATTATCAAGATAACATTAAAAAATTTAATAAATATCGAGGAACGGGAGAACCTCAACTTATTCAAGATAATACGGTTATTTCTTCAGCTTGTTATAATACACAGGCATTTAATGAGGGAATTACCGTTGAAGGTGAAAAAAGTTTTCAAAAGTTTCATTATGGAAATGTTGGTAACTTAGAAGAAACTAAACATGTAATTTGTTTAAAGTTGAATGGCTGTAGGTTAGAAAAAAAAATTGAAACTTCTATTACAGTAAAAACAAAAGTAACCTGTAGAGGATGTGGAAAAGAAGTTTCTCCTACAGTAAAATTCTGTTCAAATTGTGGAACAAAAGTTTTTATCTAACAATATATAAAATAATGTATATTAAATTTTAGGGTAGGATTGTCTTGTTGATGATCCTACCCTATTTTTAACTCTACTAAGGAGGAATAATAAGCACATGTTTGAAGACGAACAATTCGTTCGAAATTTTTTAAAGGAAAAATCTAGGAAGAAAAATTGTTCAAGTTTTGGGAGGAAAGGGCAGCATATTAAGATCAAAGATATTGTTCGTGAAAAATATGGGGTTGATATTTCATTTCGGGCTTTTTCTGAATCTAGTCTTAAGTATCAATGCCACGTTAATTCTTCATACTTGAAAAAGTTAGCGTCAAAATCCAGGCGACGTTATTTTAAACAAGAACTCTCCAATAAGTTTTATAAAGGAGATTTGGAAGATTTGGTAGTAAATCCAAGTAAATATGGAAGGGTTGGGTGTGGTACTTGGTGGGATTAAAACTACTTAGGAGATACTTAAATGCGTCAAGCATATCATAGATTTCAAGATACCAGAGAAAATCAAAAATTGATTGATTTTGTGATATCCCACATTGGAAACATAACAAAATTACAACATTTCAAAAGCGCATTTATTCATAATGAGACAAAAAAATATTTTCGTATTTATTCATTGGAAAAAACAGATTATTCTTACCTTATTGGATTAGCTAACAAGAACCGATCACTAACTATCGTTACTGAAAATATTTGTCCATTGGGTATTCTTATTTTCTTCGAATGGGAACCGTGGGAATTTAACAACGCGAGATTTTATGTTTCTTATAAAAATAAAAGAACCTTCTCAATCTATTCTAAATATATGCTAAAAGAAAAAAATTATAACACAGAAGAGAAAGTTCTTTCATGGTTATGTCAAGAAGAAGGATACCATAGCGATAAATTATTGGTAACAAATCAAAGTAATATTGAAGAAGTCAACTCTGAGGAAAATGGGAATTCTGTTATTATTCCACAAAAAATGGGTTTTATTGATAATAATTCTGAAAACGAAAAAATTGAAATTTCAAAATTCGAGCGTATCAAACTTAAAAATTGTGAAGATTATTTCCTGGAAGTTACTGATAAATATATTGAGCTTAAAGGAAAAAACTCATCCTATGTTCAATTTAAAATCAGTAAAGACACTCCTCATGAAGAATTAAAAACTATCGAATCACTGATAAATCATGCTATTATTAAAATTTAAATAATTAGTTCTTTTTGTAATGTTTAAAAAGTGGGTTGCTAAAAGCTTAATTAACAACCCACTTTTTTTGATTTTTTTCATTTAAAATAGAAAGGAAGTAAAGATGAACAGTAATAATACTTTTAATAAAAGTAAAAATTATGCACAACATATTTCTAAACCTCTTTTTGCATTATTTCAAAGTTTTTTTAAAAATCCTTTGTATGAATTAAAAATAAGAAAGAAATATACAATATATAAACCATCTGATTTAGATATTTATTTTAGATATAGTTTCGTAGAACTACCTACCGAATTTCCAAGTAAGACAACTACAAGGTCATCTAATACAGTTATTGTAAGTTTTCCCAAACATATGAAAAATATCGGGGTATTTATTATTTCTAAAGACGCAGAGATAGATAATTCAAATCTTTATTTCTTTCCATTAACGCAAAAGAATTTATATGTATATAAAAAAGATAATGACCTTAATTATTATTATATAAAAATAAAGGATCTTGGATATATTTGTCGACTAAATAATTATAATTATTCATATCAAGAGTTTTTGAGATGGGTTGGAGAAGAAAATCATTCAAAACTTAATGAAAGTTTTTATAACCCAACCATAAGTGGAGCTAAATTCATATCTCATAAAACTCATATTAGACCAGCCACCGATCAAGAAATAGAAGAAATATATTCTCCACCAAAAAAAGAAATTATTTCTAATATGACTAATAATAATGAGAACACCTTCGTTATTGAAAGAAAGAAAACTCTAAAGTATAAAAATTTACCCGAAATTACAATAGATTTCTCGGAAAATGAAAGTAATAATATTTTCTATCAAGAAGGAAAATATCCTTATACATCAGTAAATATAGATATTACCATTGAAAAAGATGAATGTAATAAGGAAAAAATCGAGGATCTCAAAGTACTTATAACTAAAGCACTTGATGAAATTATTGAAAATTAAATAATTTCTTTTTTAATCATAAATAGGGAGTGTAGATTAATAATAATTTACACTCCCTTTATTTTTTTCTAAAAAAATAAATACATTATACATATTAAATAATAAGTTAATAAATTTATATTTGATTGTTTTTTAATTTTTTTAAAATTTCTTTATCTGGGCCAAGTTTTTAAAAAGGGAAAGGAGATAAAAGAATGGTAAAACAATATCTAATCTTGGAGGACGGAAAAACTCTTTCACCCATCTTTTATGCGAAAGATGAGGAAGATGCAAAGAAAAAAGTCATGACGTACATGAAAAAATACTCCCCATCTACGGTGGAGTTGATTGATGTAGATGATAATGCAAAAAGTGTTCATACTTTTTGTAGAATAGGTAATTCTATTATTTGTGAAAAGACCAATGGGGAAGAAGTGGAGATGGAATTCGACGACACTTTTCCAATGGGGATTATTTCTTGAAAATTTTAAAAAAGGATCCTATATGTAATATATTTTGGGTCCTTTTTTTATTCTAAAAAACTATAAATAATTTTAACTTTGAAAGAATATTATTATCTTTATAATTATTTAAATTAAGAGAGAAAACATACCGAATGAGATAATGTACGCTATAATGTGGAGTTCTTTCTGGTTGGATTTTGTTTATCCGGTCATAGAGAAGTTTTAATTCTCGATTTGGAAAGATATTAACTATTGTTAAAATTGCTGCACTTTTCTCTACTACTTTTGAGTTATGGTTAATCTTCTTTAATAGTATATGTCTGTTCATTAGGATATATTTCTCTTATAGAATGGAAAAAATAATATCGTTTTATTTCTCGATTTTCTTCCTTTACGGGCATTAGTAGTTCAAGGATTCTTTTGGATCACAGACGTTGTTTCTCTCTTTTAGTACAACAAAAACAAGTATAAAAATATCTGTAATAAAAATTTTTTTGAATATTATTTAAAATATTATCTTATATAATAGATATAATTTTATGGTTTCTTTGGAATTATTTTTTTCTAAAAAACATGTTTTTTACTATATATATACATATTTAATATTGTAGTATTTCCTTTATAATTATTTATAGAGGAGATACATATTCTAAACCGTTTAAGGAGAATTACGATGAATACGTATCTAGACGTAAATTATCTCAAGACAGTGATGTGGGCGGCCGCCGCGGTGGGGCTGATGCGCCACCGCTATGGATGGGAAGCATTCGGGCGTTTCCCGAAAGCAATGGCAATTTCCGCAGTGGCCACCATGATGGCCTTGAGCGCGGAAATTCTGTTTGTGATTGCCGCCGGTTTTCTGACGGTGGTCACAAATGGGTTGGTAGCAATGCAATGGCCACACGGAGATGTGTGGCCATTTGTGTCCGCATATCGGGCCTTCATTGCTGAAGGATTCTTCTGGGTAATGCTGGGTGGAATGTATTTGGTATGGAGAGACCGGGTAAAGGAGGTATAACTCACACCGATATGGTTTCCTCTCGAAGTCTAGGTTTTATACCTAGACTTTTTTGTTTTATTTTTTTTCTAAATTTTTATTAAAAAACAAAACTCTCACAAATAATCAGTGCAGAACTTATTTATGGGAATTTTAATTTAAATAGTTTTTGCGTATGGACCAATCTTATGAAAGTTTTCTTTTATATATTTGTCAACCTTCTTTTGGTATTCTCTTAAATCCATTTTGTCAAACATATGTGTCATTGGAATCTCATTTAAATTTCCAAAGAACTCTTCCATTTCTCCATCAGAATAATTATCATATTCCATTTCTGAATCAATTTCTGAAACTAAGACCTCTTTCTTATATTTTCTTAAATAACAACAAAATCCAAAAGCCATACATAAATCATCATTACCTCCGGATGAAGCTTCAATTTTATTACTTTTACTTGACAAATTTAAAAGTTCCAAAGCTAAGGACTCGGATTTTATAATATCTGGGTTTGATTCTACATATTCAAATAACGCATCTAATATTAGAGGTCTAGTTTTTGCAGTTGTTCCCAACCCAGGCTTAAATATTCTTCTTTTACTTTGAGTTTGATTTTCAGATATTTCTCCAAAAATATTATAACTATGATTTTCATCAAATTGTAATTCATTTAAAACAGTTAACCCATACCCCCCCGTATTTTCAATTACTATAATATTTTTTGGAACTAATTTTAAAATAGATTTTAATACTTTTGAAAATAATTTTGGTTCTAATTTACCTCGGTATTCTAACGTTTGTTCCATACTTACGTAATCCATACCTACAATCGCGGAATAATCTGTTCCAAATGCCGAGGCTGTATCAACCCCTATAATTTGAAATTTTTTACTATCAAAATTTTTAAATAATTTTAAATCCCCACCTTCCCTCATTTTTATAGATTGAAAATTCTTTCCTCTAGGTTTTTGTAAAGCACTTTGAACTTCTGCATCAAATAATGATTCTTCAGAATCAATAAATTCTAATTCTAATTCTTGTCTTATCTTTGCTTTTTTCCAATTAAGAATTTCACATTGTTGATTATACCAATTAGGATCATTCTTAAATTCAGGGACTTCCGACCAATGTACTCTAACGGGGCTAAACCCATTTGTCTTATTTACAGCACTTATATACATTTCATAAAAAAATTGACCAATACCTACTTTTTTATTTGGTGTGCTTAATATTATTGTACCAAATGGTATTTTTTTATCTTTAGCAACTTTCTGGGCAAATGACAAACTCATAGCGACACCAGTCCAGGCTTTATCTACATTTCTGGCATGCGCAGCTTCATCCAAGATTAATAATGAAATGCTTTTACCACGAAATAATGCCTCTGGGTTTGATGGGGAGATAGCAGAAGACCATAATTGACTTCCTCTTTTTGTAGAAAAACTTTGAACTGAACAATGATTATATCCAGGATGAATCCATTGTGGTAATTTATCTAAACAGTTTGTTACTTTACGACAAAAATCCGAAGCCTCTGATCCATCTCTGGATGCGATTCCACAGACTACATTAGAAAAGAATGTAACTAAATGTACAATAATTAATTGCATTGTCGTGGAAAATCCTGTTTGACGGGATTTCAAAATAACTAATCTATTATCGCCTTGATAAAATTTATCAATTACATCTTTTTGGCAATCTCTCAATCTTACCAATTGATCCCCGCCTACAGTTGGAACATAACATAAATCTTCCATAAAAGATATTGGATTTCTTTTATAGAATTTATATTTTTTTATTTTTTCAATTTGCTCACTAGTTAAATTTGTCATATATATTCTTCTTTGAGATATTTTAAAATTTTTTCTAAAAAAGAATTAAATTTAAACTAATTTATTTTCTCTTTACAAAAATTCTCTTTAGGGTGTTATATAAAAATGGATAAGAATGAATTAACATTTGAAGAAATGCAACAGAGATTTACAAAAAGTTTAGGAGCCTTAACGGATACTTTAATTTCTGTTGAAAAACAAATTTCTAATAAATTTGGCATTGGTTCAAAAATTGACAGAAAAGGAAAAAGACGAAGAAAAATTATTAAGGGTGGGACCATAAAAATTGAAAAAGAAGAAAAAAATTTTTCAACCCCTAGAAAAAAAGTATTTAAGAAACAAAACAATATACCCGAAGAGGATTTTATTGAATTTGAGGATAATAATATAGATGAAAATTTGAATGAAAATATTTCACGTTTAGAAAACACTCAGGATTCCTTGGATGAATCAATTGAAGAGTTACAGTCTGTGGGAGAAAATTTAGATGTAGAATCCAGAAGTATTATTAAAAAAATGGGTAGTTTTGGTTTGGGGGCTATGAAATCTTTGGCCTCTTTTGGGGTATCTGTAGCAGAAAAAAGTTCTAGACAATTAACATCCGCTCAATTATATGATGTTAGTTCTGAGATTCAACAAGCAAAAGAAAACATTAAAAAATCTTTTAAAATTGGGGCTATTGGCGGACCCGTGACCGCCGCTACGGCTAGTTTTGCTGGCGAACTTTTAAATGAGTTAATTACCTCGGGAAAAAAAGGTTTAACTAAACTTGGATTACTTAACAATGATATTTATCAAGAAAATGAAGGAATTCCCGAATTCCAGGAAGGGGGAGTAATCCCCGGAAAAGAGGGAGAAAAAAAATTAGTTTATGCACATGGAGGAGAAGTCGTATTAAATAAAGAACAGCAAGAAAGAATGCTTCAAGATTTAGAGAATATTCCTAAATCTATTTTTGAATTTCAAAGATCAATGGCGGGATCTACTATTGAAGAGACAGGATTTGGATTAAGAAAAATAGGTATGAAAATATTACCCATGGCCGGGGGAGGGTATTTAGGTTTAGAATTGGGAAAATTAATTTCTAGAATTTCAGGGTTACATGGTATTCCGGCTGCTATGTTATCCCCCGTTGTTGGAATGTTGGGATCATTCGCCACGTTTTTCTTATTAAAAAGAATTGCTGAGTCTGAAAAAGGACAAGCATTTTTACAAAAAATAAATTATGTTGTAAAATCTACCAGTGAGGCAAAAGCTCAAATGCCCATTTTAACCGGTGGGTTAATGGGTAGTATGCTTTTCAGTTCACCAAAAATGGCCCTGAAGGGAATAGAAGGATTGGGGGGTGCCGGGTTAGTGGGATTGGGGGCAGGACTAAATACCGCATTCATGCAAGGTATTGTTCCTATACTCGGATCTACAATGGGGAGGGGAATAATTGGGGGATTAGTGGGGGCCGTTGCGGGTAACATTCTTAGAGAGGCATATGTCGCGTATTATAAAGACATTCCTTTCCGTCAATTAAATGAATTACAGAAAATTGATATAAATGTTGCTGAAATTGTTGATATTTTAGGTGGGCATCCTCAACGTAAAAGTTTTATGCGAGAATTCTTAGAAGATCGTTTTCCATTCTTAAACTGGTTAGTTTTAGGCGGAGTCACTCCATTTGAACAGATTACAGGTAAAAATATTTGGGGATGGGGAAAACATTTAAAAAATAAAGTAAAAGATTTGGCCTATAAAGAAAGGGGGCAGGCTGCAAATGTAGAAGAAACATCCGAAATGCCCCCTCAAAAAATGTATGAAAAATTAACTACATCTCTTTCAAAATTACCATTTGTTATTCAAACACAAACTACTGTTTTAGTTTCTGCTATAAATCAGTCATCTATATTAATGGCAACCACATTTACCAATGAAATTGGTAAGTTAAATGATAGATTGAATGTCTCCATTACTCCTATATTTGAATTACTTGCGTCTGAAAAGATAGGAGAAAAATTACAATATAGTAATAAAAGAAAAGGAGAATCTTTTTTATATGAAAAAAGTAGAAGGCGTTTTTTATCTGCCAGAATAGATACACCAGAAATGGGTCTTCGTCGTGAAACAATAACTTTAAAAACTCCAACCACCCCAATGGAAGCTCTTGTGGCATTAAATGAACAAATGTTTTCTAATCAACAATATATGGCAAGTATGAATCAATATTTAGAGGGAATATTTAATATAGAAAAAAATAATGACGATGACCAAAAAAAGATGAAAAAAAGAGGTATGCTTGGGTTAGCTGGTAATTTTCTATCCAATTTGTCTGATTCATTCTTTTCATCCACAATTGGTATATTATCAATACTTGCGGGAATTCCCATGTTAACTGACTATTTTGGGAGAGAAAATACTTTAGATTATACTAGAATAGCAAAAATGTCTATGGGAACAGGGAAAGGTTTAACAAAAGGAGTGGCATCTGCCTCGAATAAAATTCCTAAAATGGGAAATATTAGTAAAAGGTTTTCAGAAAGATCTGATAAATTAAAAATAGCAGGAAAAACATCTAAATTTTTTAGGAAAGGACTTACTGGGTTACAGTTTGCATTAAGCGCATGGGAACTACACGAAGAGGGATACCCGATAACGGATGTAATATATGGGGCATTGGGAGATGTGGCGGCTACAAGTGGAGTTTTAACGGTATTGATGGCGGGAGCCGCTGCCGCGGGGTTACCTCTAACTTGGCCTGTTGTTTTGGGGTTGGGGATATTGGGCGGATTTGGAATGGATTATTTTGGGCTTGATAAAATTGCTCAAAAAATGGCAATGTCGGGCGGGCACGCTATTGAATACATAGTAAATAAAATATATGATATGGGTGGAAGTATAAAAGAATGGTGGGGTAAAGTTCCCCTCCCAAAAAAAGAAACACTCTCTATGGAATCTTCCCCCATAAAATTGTATAAACCATCCACTTCTTTTTTTGGATTAGAAGATAAATTAATAAAAGATAGATACTCCCCTCTTCCAGAAAATACAAAAATGTATTTAAATGAGGATGGAAAATTTGTCCCAGTTATATCTCAAGAAATGAGACAGCGTAATCCCCCATCAAGCGGGTACAAAATGTTTAAAGATGAAAAGACAGGTAAATTTGTTGCCACATATCCGTCATCCCTTCCGATGGCTACAATATCTACTTCCCAAAATGTAGGGCAAATTTCTAATATACCCAAACAGTCTGTTCCTGAAAAAGGAAAAAGATATTCACTTCCTACTAAATTCGAAGAAATTGATTTCGCAAAAGTTTCTACTTTAAGTTCGGAATTCGAAAGTAATAATGACCCATTTAATGCCTCCATTGGTTCAATTAAATTAACAGGTGTAAATGATAAAATTCAGGATCCAGGGGGAAGATCATTAGGTTTATGGCAAATGAGTAGTTCTACTTCTTACAATTTTATATCCAAAAGTGAAGAAGGAAGACCATATCGTAATTTTTTTAAAGATCCCACCACTAAAAAATTATTTCCCTCAGGTAGCAATAAATTTATCAATACGTGGATGGAATTAACACAAAGTCATCCATCTTTTATTAATGCTCAAAGAAATTATTTAATTAATACACATTTTAAACCTGCTTATGAATACGCATACATGGGAGGATTGCCCCACTTACATGATCCTGGTGTTCTTTCCGCAATATTTTCATGTTCCCTTCAACATGGTGGATGGCATCATATTTTGAATAGTACAATTGTGGCATTAAAAGGAGTAAAGAATGTTACTCCAAAAGATGTCATTAATACAATATATAATGAAAGAGGAAAGTATGTTTTAAGTTTAAGAAGTATAGATAAAAAACTTGCAAGAAGTTTAATTGATAACAGATATACCAAAGAACGAAAAGAAGCCTTAAAAATATCAGAAGAGGCTCAAAAAGAAAATAAAGATAGTATAAAAGAAATAGAAAAAAATATTCCAACCGATGTTATGCCTTTAATTGAAATTGCTTCAGCATTTCCTTATGAAATTGATTTAAATTCATCTGATGCCTTAAAACTAAATAAAATTGACGATCAAAGTTTATTTTCTAAGGGAATAAATGCAATTTCCGGATATATTCCAGATGCCACAGGACGTCAACAAATGATATCGAATACAATTAATTCGGTAACAGAAGGATGGAATAAAGCTTCCGGATATATTCCAGACGTTACTCAAGGAAAACAATATATATCTGGGGCCGTTGAATCTGCAACTAAAGCATTTGGAAATATATATGATGCAACCACACAAGAATATATGAATGCCGCTGGAGAAGAAATTTGGCAAGGGATACAAGATATTGGATTAACAATTTCAAATATCCCTTCAAATGCTTCTGGGGTAATTTCTCCAGATACAAGGGCGAGTATACAAAGTGACATTAATTGGTTTATGAATACCCCAAAAGTTAAGGCTACTTTAGATGTATATAATTCTCCAGAAACACAAGAAAATTTAAAAACAATAAAAGACTCAATTAGTAGTGGTGGGGAAACTGTGTTAGAATGGATAAATTCGGGTAGTAATCTTATAAAACAAACATTTGACTATGATCAGGCCCAACAAGATTTGGAAGAAAAGCAGTCTCAAGAAATTACTAATGGAATAAATACTGGACTAAATAATTTAAATAATTCTGTAGCCAAAATTCCCCAAGAAACCACTTCTAGAATTAGTCCTATACTTACCAATTTACAAAATTTAGCCAATAATATTGTAGTTAATAATACAAATAGTTCATCAAGTAATAATGTGAATACAGGAAACAATTCTGGATTAATTAACGATGATGGTGATTTATTACCACTTATCCAAGGAAGTCTTCCCTAAATTTTAAAAATAAGGATTCCAAATATAATGGCAATTACCCCATATACAAAAGACATTCTAAAAAAAATTAATTATGATCAAATAATTGGTTTACCCCCACTATTATATGGAGAAGATGATGATTTATTAGAAAAAAGAAAAAATCTGATATTAAATTCTATGGGAGTTCTAGAAATTATTCCCGGATATCCCGGGCAGTATAGTAGTAGTAAAGATTCTGGAGGATTAAGATTGTATAATCTTGATGTAGAAAAAGGATTAGAGAAATATAATGAGTTACTAAAAAACTGTTTAAAAACTTCTCCTCAAACTATTGATAGATTACATGTGGCATTTTTAAATGAAAATGCGTTTAGTGAATCTTGGTCAAATGATTTTGGAGAATCTATTTTAGAAGAGTCTTTAAATTTTGGGTTACCAACAGTTAAAGAAATGAGATTATGGTATGGAAAAAATAATTTATCTGAGGCATTAAAAGAATTATCAATTTCTACTGAGGGAAATGTACAGTATGAAAAAGAAGGTGGTCTTGGACAAAAATTATTTCAAATGTTTGAAAAATTTGGAAAACTAGGGATAAATTTTCTGGCAGAAGGAATTAGAGCAGGAGAAAATTGGGCTAAATCTTTCCTTGGCCCAGAAATGGGTGGAGCATTAATACAGGGATTATATGGTAGTAATATTGATTTTCCTTTAATTTGGAGAGGGTCGTCGTTTAGTCCTTCTTACTCTATTACAGTTAGGTTATTTAATCCATTTAATATAGGAGCCTTTGATGAGAATGGTTTTTCACAGGAAGAACAAGAAAAATATATAATTGAGCCTTTGGCAAAATTATTAATTTTAGTCGTGCCTATCGCAGATTCAAATAGTACTTTTTTTAGCCCATTAATATGTAGAGTAAATTGTCCAGGATTATTTACAATAAGAATGGGTTATGTTTCTTCGATTGATGTTATAAAAGGCGGGGATGTGAATGATGTTTCATTTTTTCAAAAACCAGGAACGATTGATGTAAAAATAACTTTTAGTGATTTATATACTTCAATGGTGCAAACCATGGAAGGTGAGGACAATCTATATGATAAAAATCGTCCAACATTAAAAAATTATATTGATAATCTTAGAGGATATACACGACCGCCTAGTATCTATTTTGATGAATATAATAGTTACGATAAAGATACTAGCGTAGTAACAGATGAGAGTGGGTTTTTTTATGTTTATAACGAAGAAACAGGGGAATATGAAAAACCAAGAACTCCAAATATTGATCCAAAAGATATTCCTATAAAAACAATTTCCCAAGAGTCTAAAACAGAGGATCAAATAAATTATGAAATACAATCAGATGAGTGGTGGGATGAATCTGCATTTTTTGAACAAATGCCAACGGCATTAGACAAAAAAGAAGATATTGAAGCGTATGTAATCAAATTAAATACTTTGATTACAAATTTACAAAGTAAAGGGGATTTAACCGCGGCGGAAACTGTTGTATTAGAAACTGCTCAAAAAGAAGTTCAAGTTTATAATGAAAGATTAGCTTATGTGTCGGCAAAAATTGATTCAGGGAGCGAAGTTGTTAATTTATATAATACCGATAATCCATTAATTAATGAAACAAAACCTACCCCCCAGCGTAGTAGTGTAATGGATAAAATCCAAAGTATTACAAATGAAATCAATATTATTCAAAATAACATAGTAATATTAGAAAATACAATCAAATTACAAGAACAAGGAATGGAAGTAATCAGAAGTAGTGTAGGTAACAAAACAATCGAAGAAAATAAAGAAGAGTTAAATAAATTAAAAGAGAAATTAAAAATAAATAATGAATTAATTATAAATCTAAAAGATAAAATGAAAGAAGCTTCCTTAAACTCAATCCAAACGGAAGTTAATATTAGTTCGGAAGTGATATACTAACATATTCTATTTCTTATAAATAAAGTTAGATAATTAACTAAGAAAATTACTAATTGTGACTTATTCATGCTTTTTAATTGGTAACCAATTTTTAAAGAAAAGATTAGTTTTAATATTTCTTCACGAACAACATAATTTCCTATTTTTATTTTTTTTTCAATTCTTCTTAACAATAAGAGTCTTTTCTTTTCTATACAGATAGTCTTCAATTCAAGAACTCTATCCATTAATATAATTATAAAACGAATTTGAGTTAAAAAATCTACATCTGAAAGTTCTTCTATAATTGAAATACCAATATCTTTTCTAATTCCGCTCAATTCAATAGATTTCAACAATGCGTATTGATCTTTCTCTCCATATGTACAAATTAAAGTTGCAATTTTATCAGCCATAACTTGAGTGGATTTAATTTCAATCTGCTCTTCTTCATCTTCGGGTAATTTGGCAAACCCAACTTTTTCTTCTTCAATTATTTTAAAATATAGATTTGCAAAAGCTCTAAAAGACTGTTGGATTCTATGCCGTAAATGATAAATAATGTCAACTAGAAACATACCTTGATCTAATTTACCATTTTTTAGAAAAACAGTTTTTTTCTTTTGAAATTCTACTTCTGATAAATAAAGTAAAGCAGACCCAATCCCACCTTTGGTTTTGTATAAATGTTTACTTGATAAATTATCCAAAGCTAGACTCCACACTTCAGAATTACAATGTCTGACCATATGAGCATGGACTCTATTAGCATGAAATCTTATAGATAATAATTGAAAAAATAATTTAGTTAAATCAAATTGTTTTGTTTTGAAAAAATATGCAATGCAATATAAAATTAAAGATGTTTGTTTATCTGTTATAATTTTTGCATTTCTTAATTTTTTAGGAATTACTGTGGTTCTAAATTCTTTTAAAATCTTATCATCAATACCGGTAAGTTTAATTAATTCTTCCCAACGTTTAACCGTTTTGATATAATAGCATGGAATCGCAGTTTTAGTTATTTCATCCCCCACAAAAAAAGAAACATATTTTCTAATTTTTTCAATATCTTCTTTTGATGAATTTGGGAGGTTTATAGTTTCGAACATTATTAAATTTTCCCAACAAATGTTATCTCAATTCAATTTGGATACTCGAAGTATCAAAGTAAACTAATTCTGGTGTATATTCTAATAACTGCTCAGGAGTAAAATCCTTATAAATATTATATAAAAATTGAATATCATGCTGTGGTTTCAATACTTTACAATTTTTTACTCCAGGAATAGATTTCACAATTCTAGTTATTTCTGAAATATATATAGATTTGTCATAACCAAATTTAGGGTAAAATTCATCTATCAATGAAGTTTTAATTTTTTTAATTAAATCTTCACTATTTCTCATTTGATTATATTCTGGCCAAACTACAATCTCTAATTCCAAAGGAATGGAAGGCTCTGGATCAACAAATATCTCTCCATTAAATAACATTTTTTTATTTAAATTTTCAACAAAAATATAATCATTAACTACTAAATCTTCAAATATCCAGTTTGTTCCATAATCTACGTATGTAGCAATGAATGGTTCTTTCTTAAACCAAGGATCTGTATTCCAAGGATTCTGTAATTCAGAAATAGCAAACCTAGTCCCAAATGGAATCGCTATTGGCATAGAACTTGGATTTATTTCAGAAATAAGATCTCTAGTAGGAAGATTGAGTTTCATATTATGAATCTTACCTGTGGTATTACTAAATTTCAAATTTAAAAAATCTGTCATCATTCTATATTTAGTAACATCAAAAGTAACAATTTTATTTAGAACATAAGTATCGAATAAAGACTTATTTATAGAATTATAATATCTCTTATCTAATGAAGGAACATCATATATAATTATAGGGTTTAATGATGTAGAATCGGGAATAGAAATTCTACTATACATAAACTCACTTAAATCCTCTTTTATAACCACTGAGGCTCCACCTATTAAAAATGAAACTTGTTTTAAGTCATCTTCGTTTTCTGGAGTTTTCTTATATTTGTCACTTAAAACGTCATAAACATAAAAAACAAAATTTATCTCTCCATAAGGAAGATCTTTTAAATAAATCATTTGTTCAGCATTTAAAGAAAAATACTTATTTGCCGAATTATTTTCTAATAAAATTATTTCACCATTTGGCATTCTAACTTGGCACATTAATTGAGGAGGTAATATATTGGATTTTGTAGGATTATTATTATAAATAACATAATTTAAATTAAAAGTTAATCTGTCAAAATCTAATGTAGATGAATTCTTAATAATTTTAAAATCACATGAAGTTATAGTTATGAACGAATCTGTTTTATCCATTCGAGTCATTACAAAAGGTTTTGACACATCATCAATAATATATGAATATTTTAACTCTTTTAGAACGGGATCAATTTCTAAATTAAACATACTTATATAATCATTTGGTGGAGTATCATTATCTGTATAAATTTTATCCCCGGTTCTAATTAACATATCTATTCCACCAGTTGTATCAAAAATTACTTTTGAATTTCTGGTTGGGACAACGTATTTCTCATTTTCTATTGTATGATAAGCTAAATCTGTGAATAAATTAATCTCATTCCTGGCTATATCACTTCGTTTTAATACAGTAATAGAATTATTAATAGGTAAGTCCCCAGGTTCTAAAACTAAATTCATATAATCATAATCTTTTTTAGTTACCAATCTTTTATTTGTCGAAACCTGAGCAATGGCAGATGATCTAATTTCATCAACTTTTGGAGAATCTTTCCCACCAAAGGCTGGTTCCATATTTAACGCATTAAAACTTAATAACTTGCCACTAGGAGTTGTATAAACCTTATCCGCCTTATTTATTACTCCCTGTATAATATTGCCCTTAGACCCGTGGGTAACACTTAAAATGACCTGGCAGCGAGTATTTGGCTGGGGTTGTTTCCCAATTAAACCATTACCAAAAAATATCCTTATTCCTTTATCTGTTTTTTTGTAAGTAAATCCATAAATATTTTCTGGGATTAAAAATAATGAATCATACACTTGCCAACTTTTTACAATACTATTTTCTTCGGTTGTAATATTAATATCATCAAATGTAAATAATTTAATATCCGCTAGATCACCTTTAAATTTTAAATCTCTAGAATAAAAAGAAAAAGGACGTATTGTTTCAAATATAAATTCTAAGTCATTTCCTTTTAAGATATCAACTTGTAATGTTTCAATAAAAAATCTTAATATTTTATCAGTTTGATTTATTGTATAAGGAATAGAAATAGTTCCATTAGTTCCTTCTTTTATGACACTTGCTGTAAATTGATCATCATTGGTTTTATGAATAGAACATCTAGTTGTATATTTTACGGAAAATGGAATATCGTCTGCATAAAATTTTGTTGGAATTTCATCTTTTGATGAATTATTGATAATATCATTAATTCCAAATAAAGTAAAATTAAGTTCTGTACCATTAAAATTTAATGGTATTTCTAAAAGAATATTACAAGATGCAGGTTTAGCCAATTCCGCCTTATATCCTAACATAGAACTTAAATTAAGAACTGATTCCTTTTGTAATGCTTTTGTTAGAAAAAATTCTCTGGAAACACTAGAATTATAATAAATTAAATTACTTGTTAAAACACTTAATATATTAACAAGAAATCCTAAATAATTCGCATTATTAAGATCAACATTTTCTAATTGTAAATAATTTTTAGCATACTCAATTATTTGATTTCTTATCTGATCTCTTGAAGAAAATATGTCAATGTTATTTCTATCAAACATTTGAATTTTCCTTTTTTTGATTACCTATCGGAATAAACCAAATTATCCCACCAATCAACATATTTCCACCATTTTTCTTTTATCGACGAGGATGGTTCATCTATTTTTTCAATTTTCTTTTCTTCGGGAAATTCTTTGCCAGTAACAGCTGTAATTGTGTCTTTTGTAGTTTTCTTCACTTGTTTATAGGCTTTTTGTATTTCAGGTATTATTTCCTTAAACGCAGAATGAAATACCCCCAAAGGAGAAATGAAAAATAACCTTTGAAAATTATTAAGTAAAATATTTATTAAGAAAGCAATATGCCCTTGTTTAAGTATTGCCCCCACAGCATAAATAGTGATTTTTACTGCCTTTGCAATAATATTGTATATAGCCCCCCCAAGATGAGATATTATTTGTGAAAACTCAAAAGTTTTTTTAGATATCATATTATAGATACCTTTGTTTAAATATAATACAGTATCTATTAAGGAGGTTAACGCAAAATACGATCCCCCAAATCCCCCCTTAATGGAAATAATAGTAGCTCCCTCTTCAATTATAGGTAAAATAAACCAAGCAAAAATTCCACAAAAAATGGGAGCAATATAACCCCAAATAATTTGTATTAGTTTTTGAAGAATACCAGCATCCGCCGTCTCGTTAACAATTACGGTTAATATATTTTCCATCGAATATAATAAAAAGAACATTAACGGATAAACCATAATTGCCAAGACTACAGATTTTGTCAAATTAGAAATATTACTAAGATTCAATAAAATCGACTCTTTAAAAAGAGATTTAATTTCAAGCCCTACTAAAGAACTTGCTTTAGTAAATTCTTTTATAAATTTTTTTGGATTCTTTTTTATAACTGCTGATTTAAGATTACCCATAACGGACGAAACTATTTTTTTTATATTATTTTTTCTTTTTTTAATGTTAATACCATTTCTGACTAAATCTTTTTCTGTGATAGTAAAAAATTCTTTAAAATTCTTATTTAATCTCATAAATTTTTCACTGAAAGAATCGACTATGCCAGAAAAAAATCCTTCTTCAAGAAATTCTTCACTTATATATTTATATTTTGTCATTTTTAACTAATCTCCTGAAATAATCCAGATCTATCATCAAAAAGATTTTTTAAATTATTTGAGACTTTTTCAAATCTTTCATAAATCCTTAACAAAGAGTTTGAAATTTCTAATGGAAAAATTTTTTTTTCGTGCTCTAAAAATGAATAATATGAGGAAACTTGCTTTTCTATATCTACTAATGTAAATGGAGCAACAGCCAATCTGCATTGATAAATATTAAAATAATTATTTTGATGCGCTAAATTTACATTTGAAACCACAAAAATTGGAGATATTTTTACAGAAGAAGATTTAAACCCTAAATTTAAATCAATAACGTCCCATTCACAAGGTTTTAATCCATAAACTGAAGGAAAAGAAACCGAAGAATACATTGATTGTTGAAACCCCATTCCTTTTTCCCCGGAATCACCTGTAGGTTGAATCTGTTCTACACCAAAAACAGGAAGTAAATTTATTTTTTTCCATCTCATTCCAGTCAATTCCCCAACTCCAATTTTTTCATAGGTAGCAGACATTAATACATCATCATCTAAAATTGAATTTTCAAAATCTAAAGAATAATATGTTATAGGATAAGCAGAGTATAAATCAACCCATAACTGATATGAAGTATAAAAATAATCCTCGATATAATTATATCTTCTAATCCAAGGTAACATATTTTACTATCCTATAGTTCTGAGTAATTTATCAGTTATCATTATTGGTTTTTCCTTACGAATACCTTTATACTCTACTGTTAAATTAATTTTAAAACCTTTTCTATTTTGGAAAAAGAAAACTTGAAAAGAAACAGTTGAATGAGCTTTGTTTCTATTTACTACCCCTGAAATAAGTTGTTCTAATTTAGTTTTTGTAAATTCATTTACAGGTTCGAATACAAATTTATGAATTCCAACACCAAATTCTGGGTCAAATAAATATGTACCTTTATTTATAAGTAAATCTGTTTCTATATTCTTAATTACTGCGTCGATGTCGGTTAATTCTGTAAAATCTCCATATGAATTTATATTAGAATCTATAGTTTTTAAACGATTATTTTGAACAGGTCTTTCTCTAAAAAATCTTTCTAAGTTACTTGTCATTTTTTCTTATAATTTATATTTTAAAATTTATTCAAATATCAAATTTATTTCCTTTTTTTAGGAACTCTCATTCTTTCTTTTATTTTCTTAAGTTTGTCTTCCTCAATTTCACTCTTTCTTTTTAAAATATCTAGCATATCAGAATAAGGCATGTGCATTATGTCAAACCAACCTTGTCTCATGATTTCCATCATAGAAAAGATTTCCTCATCAAAATTCTTTTTAAAAGAATTTCTATGCTCATGCTTCATCCTGAACCATTCGAAAAAATTGTGGGCCAATATTTAATGAAAGAATATTGGCTTCTCCACAAGTTTTGCAAGTCCAATTACTTTTAAGATCAATTTGATATTTCCCAAATTCATCAAAATAACGATTGAAAATTTCCCGTCTATCTAGTACAGGAAGACTTTGAAACCCATAAATAATATCTGCTCGATTATTGACAATATTAACTTCCCCCGAATCTTCCCTTTCTTCAAATCTATCAATCATCAAGGTTTGAGCTGCCAAATCAACTTCATTTTTTTGATTAAAAGGAGAAGATAAATAAGCATCATCTTCATCTGCGATAGTTGGTTGCCTAATAATTACATAAATTCCAGACTCAGGAAGTTTTATTTCCACTTTTTTAGAAAGAATATCAAATTTATTTACGGCAGGTTGTTCTTTCTTTTTTTTGGATTTTACTTCAATAATTTCTCCCAATAATTCTTCATTAATTACAGATTTCTTTTCTGGAGGGGCTTCAATATATCCTTCTTCATTTATATCATCAATTTTATTTTTTTCTTCATAAATAATTTTATCTAAGACTGGTAAATTTTCCTCTCCACCCGAAGCTCTATAAACTTCATAGGCGTTTTTATAATTCTCACTAAAGGGATAAGGATTTATATTGAACATTTTATCAATATGAACTTTTAAAACTTGTTCCTCGCCACAAGACCCACATTGCCCAATAAATTCCTTATTATTGGCCCATGTACTATGATAAATACCATACAATAAAGCTTCCCTATCTTTTAATGTAATACTTTTCTTAAAATCATTAATATTCTTAATATGTTTTGGTTTTTCTTGTAAAACATCATAAACAACTTGATTGATTATAGAACGTACTTTAGAAGGAATCAAAGATGAATTCCTAATACGATCCACCTCACTAACAGTCAGACCTCTAACATCAAAAAGTAACCCAGTCTGAGGTGTAATAACATGGTACGAACGATATTTTAGTTTAAATCCCTTAAAGATATCCATAAAAATACAATTATCCTTTCTTAAAATTAATTAGAAATTAGAGTTTTAATTTATTCGGAGAAAAATGATATACACCAAAAAAAGAGGGAACCCATTTAAGAGTTCCCTCTTTTATAAGCCCCGAACTATAATTTTTATATGGAATAAACCACACGATCTCTAATTTGTATCCGCCGCCCAAACATCATTCTCAATATAAGTTTTACCAGAGCCAAATGTATCTTGAGCGAATTTTGTACAACGATCATAAACCCAAGGTTCGTGCCAAGCGTAATCTACGTTAAAATCAATGTCAATTTCAATTTTATCAATTGCACCTAATTCATGACTAAATAAATCAGCGGGATCTTTCATGGGGAATAAACCAGTAAAACAATAGGCTTGTTCAACATCAATACCATTAGGTTTTACGGTCCAATAAAACATAGTGGCCGCATAATTAGCCTTAGTATATTGTTGTGAAGGTAAATTGGATATACCAGTTCTATAATCTCTAATTAATCTTACCCAATTATGGAAAATTGTGAATAAAGGAATACCTGAAAACTCCGTAAATCTTAATGATAATGTATTATCAAATGTTGCGTTTGTAGGTACGGAATATGTAACATTACCAAGACCATTAAATTCTGTTTTATTTAGAGTACCCCCGGGAATTGTAACGTTTGTACAAGTTGATTCTAAAATATTCTTTATCGCCCTACCCTCAAATTTACTTGAATCATGCCCGCTAGCGTTAATCATAGCTTTAATATTTTCATCAGGTAAATATTGAAACTTAATTCCAAAATAACCACTAATATAAGGATCTACTGCGTGGGCGGCATTTGCGGACCCCCATCGTCTAGTAAAACTATTTTTACCCCCGCTTATCGCATCAAAACTGGTGGGAATAAAAGGACTGGCCATAATTAAAAACTCCTATATTTTTTAAAATTTATTTCAGCTTATTTTTTGACTTTTTTCTATATTAGGAAACTATATGAAATTCTAAATAGAAGTAATATCCCAAAAAAATACTAGAGTAAAAATAAGGGAGAAATCTAAAAAATAGAAATCCCCCTTATTAACAGGTTATTACTTAATAAAGAAATTCAAGTAAATTTTTTCAGCTAATCTAACAGGTTCCAAAGTAACATTTACATGAACTTCCTTACTCTTCTTTTGATAATCATCGGCCCCAACGGTAACCGAGTAAGAATATAACCCGCCACCATTCTTAATTTGAGCTAAAAATGCCGAAACTTTTTGATTAATTCTGGACCATGTTTCTTCATCATTTAATGAAAAAACATACCATTTACAAAACTGCTCTAACGCTCGTTTGATATAAAGATATACTCTCATAATATTAACATCTTGCAAGGCTGTAGTTCTAGCTTGAGTTGTTAATTGGGAGTAAACAGCATATCCCTCATTAAATCGAACGATAGGATTAATTTGGTTTAAATACATATCATCTCTCTGAGAAGGAGAAGGATTATATCTAGACTCTTTGATACCAGTTACAATACCATGCTCAAAACCCGCAGGTCCCAACCATTCTTTCTTTAAAGCCGGGAATAATTTAGCTAAATGATAAGACGGTGGTACCCAAATATATCTACCAGTAAATGCGTCATAAACTTTGGTATATGGTTCATATATAGCCAAATATTTATTGTTAAATCCATACCCTATTTTCTGTGTTACAGCCGCAGTTGCGGTATAATTGTCTCCGTTGTCAATAATACCCAAACAATCCTTACGCCTAGAAACCAAAGATTCAATGGCGTATTTAACTTCCTGAGGATAACCCGCGTCAAATACCATAGAAAAATAAAAATCATCAGTATTGAGAACTTCGTCTAACACATGTGAGCCATCATCAACATTTTTCTTTAATAATCCCAAATATGCTTTACTTAATAATTTCGTATAATCCGGAGCACCGTCGCTTCCACTACCAAATACTATACTAGTAGTCACACTACCGTCTAATGTTTGTAATTTGTCTGCATTTAAGTTAGAAAAATCAAATGTGGAGTTTACTTTACATCTGAAATATCTAGAATTATTATTAATTACATCTTCTATCCATAAAGAGCTACCAGAATAATCCAGCCTATCTCTTTTAAAAGAAACTTTGAAACTCTCTGTGATAGCATATTCTTCGTTAACTTGTGTTACAAGAGATTTATCAAGCCCCGTCGAATCTGAGATTACATCAACATTTAAATCAGTTAAAGATTCGTTTAATTTTTTATAAATACTAATAATATACAAATCACTATTATATGTTGAGTCGGCCCCAGTATTTGCAAAGGCCTCAACTTTCAACTTAAAATTATTATAATATTCTCCACGACCCACAGCATAGATCATAAAGCTGTCATCATCTCTCTGTAATTCTGTTTCAATTTTTTTTGTTGTAGTTACATCTACAACGCTATAATAACTAAAAGTAGTAGAATCCCACATAAGATTAGCAAAAGATGCGTCTTCCGCAGTACAACGAATCACAAATAATGAGTCAGATTCCGTTAAAAACGAGGAAGCTACATAATAGCCATAACGATATGCTTCTGGATTGGCAGCCGGATAATATAAATCTGGTTCTCCAAACTCTAAAAAGAAATCTCTGGCATTTGTTGCAATTAATTCATTATCTCGTCCTTTTTTACAAATAATCGGAATAAATCCTATTGATGTAGGCACTTTTCTAACATAGTCTGATAAATCTGTTAGAGTTGTATAAACACCAGGGGAAATATTAGTTTTAACCATAATCTTCAACAGCCTCCAAAATAAATATCTTTTTTATTAGAAAATTTTAAAAAAATTCCTAAATTTTAAATTTATTCTAAAACTTACATTTTGATAAAAATATATTAAGTATAATAAAATCAAATAGTTTCTATATTTATGTAATTATATATATTAAATTACGATCATGTTGATTTTAATTTTCTAACGAAGGAGTAGCACTATGAAGACTTTTTCGGTTTTCGGAGACGTACAACAACAAACAGTAAAGGAGGGTATCAGAATTAAATGCAAGATTGGGAAGCCCATAATTCAATTGGGCGGCGGTAACAGCCCACGAAAATCTATTTTTATTGGATACAAAGATTATCCTCTAATTGTATCTAAAGATAAAAAGATTTATCATGGGGAAATTTTGAATCGTGAAGGAATGAATATTATTGTCTTTCCCAGGGAATTCACAGACAAAAAAGTGTTAGTTCGTTGGGAAGTAGTAGGGGAATTAAATGGAGATGTTGAAATTATTCCTGATAAAAAAGTGAACATAATTTCAACAGCAAAATATAAAGTATTCTCAAAATGGGGAGATTACTTTATGTATCGTCAAGATACACTTGTTGAATTGGAAAAAGGTCAATGTATTCTTTGTAAAAGAACTCCAGGAGTTAATCCAGACTCAAGTAAATCACAGCTAAATATACTTGGTTATGATGGAAATGGAATCATAACTAAGTATATACAATAATCCTTTTTTAATATATTTTTAGGTTTAAGATTTAATTTTGGAAGCTCCAAAAAACCTTAAAAATAATTAAAAAGGAGATGAAATGGGGCAAGACTTTCACATTCATTGCTATGACTATAATCTATTA